ATATTGTGGCTAATGGGGTTCCAGAGTAGCTATTCCCTAGATAGACGTTGTTTCTGTCTAGTGTGGCGAGGACGGTGCCGGAACTGGAATTACCCGCATATAGTCTATTATTTGATATCGTATAGAGCGGGGTACCAGATAAACTTAAATTTTTATATACTCTTTTATTATCAACGGTGGTAAGCATAGGGGTGCCTGAGTAGCTGTTTCCCTTATACACATAGGAGGGATCGTATAACGCCTCTCCTAAAATATCTTTAAATGTTATCATTGATTAAAATGGGCAAGGAGTTGTTCTCTGGCTAGGCAACGAGGGCACTGTCCACAAGATTTTAATAGGTTATTTAATACGGCACTGGTCTGTAACGCCACGCTATTAGTACATGAAAATGTTAATTCTACAAGTTCTTTGCCGAGATAGAGTCCGTAATTAAACTTAGTATCCGTGGCACTTTCTGGAAGAAGGGCAAAGCGGCAATACGTAGTGTGTTGGAGTGCGGGGTCAAGATAGTCTTGCATACGCTCCCACGCCGCCGCAATATCCTCACCAAACTGCACCATCTTTGTTATAGCAGAGATATCTGTATTTGGTAATAGCTGGGTTAAATCGTCATGTGCTGCGCCAATTACCATTTTCTTTATTCTACGAGTCTGTGCTGATTGTTGTACCAAACTAATAACTGCTGGTCCACGCGCCCAACAATTTTTCCAATCTGCTTGAAACGTGGTATAAGTAAACGGACGAATTTGTGATAATAGTGGATATAAGGCATCGCAGGCTCCTTTTTCTCCAATCATTCTAAAGTCGGAGAGTCGGTCGGAAAGTATACCCCAATAGTCTGCGTAAATGGGATTTTGAGTATTTTCTAATAACCATTTTAATGCGTAAGTTGAGTCGATTCCACCTCCCCATGATACTAAAATAGGTTCGGTTGGATCCAATAAATCTATATTAATATGCGGAAGTGACATAGTACCCCTTGACAAAGTAACGGTTGTAAGATATATATAAATATGGATAATTACATTTAAAGAGGATACTTTTATGGCGGCTCCCGTGGTTACGTTAAATAAAGATAAAATCTTGGTAGTAGATAACATTCTATCAAACGAAGAAGCAGTAGTATTGGCACTGGCGGCACAAAATCGTCCTACACAACCAAGTGATCCGGACCTATATCTGTGGAGTGAGTTGTATTCTATGGAGCGTGGGAACGCCTTACCGTTTACACACGAAGCACGAAATGTAATGGAGCAGGTGCAATTTCGTATAATGCAGTTGATGGAAAGTGAATTGGGGTTACCGCGATTTAAAATGCAATATAGTGGAATTGCCATTTCAAGTAAGGGTTTCAATTATCATGCCGATGCGGTGTGGCCTGCCGATGAAGACAAGCGATTTATGGGAACGCCAACGGAAGCCCAAGGCGACTATTCAACGTTTATTGATAGGTCAAACGACGAATGGGTTCCAAATTACGTGCCAGCGCGATTTTATACATCGGTATTATATTTAAATGCAGATTTTCAAGGTGGACATACTATTTTCCCACAACACAACATTGATGTAACGCCACGACAAGGCAGATTTGTTGCGTTTCCGTGCGGCAGAGAACATATTCACGGTGTTCGTCCAAGCAGAGGATATCGATTTGCATTTAATACGTGGTATGAAAAGGTATTCACCTATCAAGATCAAAAGGCACACGAGAGCACTAAAAATCTAGAAAACGTGTTTGAAGTGGTCAACGAAATTCAAAACAGTGCATTGACTGTAACCGTAGTATAAATTGTGCAACGCAAAAATTTCTTTTATATATTAAATTCTATTTTTATGAATTTCACGGCAATTTTGATATTGACTTTATTGGTAATATTGACTATAGTAGTTATTGTTGCCGTTCCATTATCACTGCTAATGTTTTATATAACAGAAACTATTTTATTGAAGTTTAAACAAAGGAGACAACAAGATGGAAGCATCAACATTTCTAACAGACAAGCATAAGAAAACCATTAAGCGTATTTTTAATATTATTTCTATTATTATTATCGTAATGGTAGCCGTTATGTTGGAGACTAAGATCTCTTCTATTATCTATAAGAAGGAATCAGAAACGGCATCGTATCGGTGCCCTTCACTGTTTAGCATTACCCGATCTGCTCGCGATACGCTAATTGTTATGCGGGTGGAACCGGTCTGTAGAACCTACGTACTTGAAAATCTAAAGTAGAGTATGTTATGTCTGACATCCAAGTAGGTCTCGGTTCGTATGCATTGTGTCGCCCATCACAAATGATCGTGCAAGTAATTTCGTCGCCATATAAAGTGGAAGATGAAATTGTAACGGATGTTAGGTTGGTATTTGATCCAATGACTACATTTACTACGAATGTTAAGGATTTGGAAGTAATACAAGAACTACAGTAGGACTTGACATTTATTCACAATTGTGTATATTTATGATACCCGTTGGGAGCGGGTAGATATCGTAGAGGTATTATCGCGGTAGGACAAATTCTCGCGTTGCACGTTTACACGCCACATTGTGCTAAAATTTGTAAACGGATAGCTAGAAAACTTATGAGTGAGGGCATAAGGCAATAATAATATCTCCGATGTCGCCTATTTATACACACTATGAAAAATATAAAGTCGCCGTGTATAAAAATATGTAAATTAAAAAATAATTACTGCACTGGATGTTTGCGAACGATTAATGAAATTGCAAACTGGAAAAATTACACACCAGAAGCCAGAGAAGTAATATTAAAACAATTAGAAAATAGGAAGGGTGGCTGAGAGGCTCAAAGCAGCGGTTTGCTAAACCGCCGTACGGAATAAAATCTGTACCGAGGGTTCGAATCCCTCCCTTTCCGCTTTGGAGGGATATAAATGAAAGATAAAATATTAATACTATCTATGGCAGGATTAATGGATTTGCCAGAAGATACTAGACCACTACACGTGTATTTTGCATCACTAAAAGAATGCGTGGTGCCGCATTACGACACTAAAGTTATATTATATAATTCGTCGGTAACTAGTGAACATACTAACAGACTAGTTATTGAATATGGATTAGAAGATGTCGTAGAAGTAAAGCAACTGGAAGATATGGAGTTACCAGAGCGTTCATATGAATTTATGAAATCTGTGGACTACTGGGGCAACCGAATTGGACTAGTCATGAATATGATGTTCGATTATGCAAAGAATCGTCATTTCTTTGGTGCACGATGGATATTCCAAACCGATACGGATATAGAATTTCTTCCAAATTTTTCTGAAGTATTAGCGGCAACCGAAAGTATGCGTATGATAAATCCTGCCTTGGTATTAACACAAGCAGGAGATGTATACGAATACAACATTGTAGTTGGTGAGAATGTAGGGCATTTCAAAGCGCCTAGACGATTAGAATTATATAATCAAAACGATCCATTGGAACCGAACTGGCAATCATTTAAATTTACACCACAAAAAACTAATACGACTGGTCCTCTTTATGGACATTTTAATACTCAACAATTAAAAACTAGAAATGATTTCGTGGGATTGACCCAAGAAGCGGCGTTTAGAACTAATTTTAATTGGATTCATGCGGTATCATTTATAAAAATACATAACGCAACGGGGTTTGAAATTAAAAATTACGCAACGTCAGAATTGGAAGCGCAATTTCCCGATCAAGTATGGCAGTTAGAAAATAAAAATTTTGGAATAGGTATAAATAAGGATAAGGGAAGTTTAGTGGTATATGAATTGCACTCGGGAATACATAATTTAATTCAAATACAATTAGCAGGCGCACATTCTATGATGAATCATATTAATGGTGGCTGGACAAATGATCACTACAATCCTAGAGCATTAAGCTGTTTAAGTAGTAAATATCCACAATATCAACATATTTGGTCACAAGACTATAAGGAGTAATTTATATGCATGGTTGCGAAGTAAAGTTAGTAAATAAGACGGGAGAACATAATTTCGTTCTACCAAACGGCAAGTCCGTAAGTTTGACACAGGAAGGAATTGAATTATTTAATTCAAATTTAAATGGAAAGCAAATATACGCCCTTACCGAACAAGCAATTAGACAGTTGGATTGATAGGGGTTGACAGGTAGAACTCATCGAGTTATACTACATTCATACGATGGGTTTGCGCTTCTGTGGTGGAATCGGTATACACAGCAGACTTAAAATCTGCCGCCTTCACCGGCTTGCGAGTTCGAGTCTCGCCGGAAGCATATAAACGAGGTTATATGGTTAAGTTAATTGCTCAAGATGACGATAGAGAAGAGTTAATTGCCAATCATTGTGGATTGATTAGACCACCACAACGGCAAGGAACAAATGTAGTAGATGCCCGAGATACGCTGGGAAATGCCATCGAAATTAAGTCGGGCACTACAAAAACCGCTATCAATATTTTGAACTTAAATCTAAACATTATTAAAAAATACAGAACATATTATTGGTTGATGGGGCAGGGCGATTATACGTTAGGTCCTTATAATAATAAAGTATATGTATTAACAGAACTATGGGCTGCTCACCCTTCAAATTTGGAATGGTTTTTTTCTAAACACGAGAACTGGCTAACTGATAGATTAAGTTTGTTAGATGAATTAAATGCTGCTGCAAATCTACATCCACACAAACAAAAGTTGCTAGACTCTATTAAGACCTCAATGGTATCTAAAGGTCCTAGTATGAATATGAATAAAATTCGCAATTCAGGATATCAATTAGATCATACCAATAGCAGTGTCGCAACAGAACAGCTTACGGAATTTATAAAAAATAATCCAATTGGAATTTCGGTAAATAATACAAAAACGCACAACTGGTGGTAATACTTATGGCAAAGGCAAAAGAATTGAACGAATCATATCGGGTAAGTTATACGGCGCGAGATCGCAAGACCAATGATGATATTATCAATTTGGAAATGAATTGGGAAAATCGCGACCTTGAAGATGTTAAGAAAAATCTAAATACGTGGCTAACTGCTATCGGTGTGCCCCTTGACGTAGTAGACAAGAAGTAGTATAATACAAGTGTTGGTGTGACGCCAACACAATCTGGACCGCAAGCATTAATGGTGATGCAGGAGGCTTTTAACCTTCAGAACAGGGATCGTTACCCTGGCGGTCCACTCTGCCCCGGTAGCTAAATGGTGACAGCACTCGTCTTATAAGCGAGCGATATGTGGGTTCAAGTCCCACCCGGCGCACTTTGACCACAGTAGTAATGATATCTTACTCGTAATCTGGGGACGGTGTGTTAAAAGTCGTGAGACACACCAACTTGGTCCTTTAGCTCAGTCGGTTAGAGCAGCGAACTCATAATTCGAAGTGCGGGGGTTCAAGTCCCTCAAGGACCATATGCACGTGTCATATAACGGCTATTATCCTAGCCTTCCAAGCTAGAGACGCGGGTTCGACTCCCGCCACGTGCTTATTCAGGAGAACATATGAAAGTATATAAGAAAATACGAAACTTTACTAAAGCAGAGTTGGAAGAAGAAGTAGGAGAATATTTTCAAAATGCACAAACATTTAAAAAATTTCCTAATCTAGCAAACACTCCTGAAGAGTTAGTTCGGTTAATAAAAGACGCAGAAGTAGCAGTATTAACAAAAAAGCAATTGATGTCACTTGATAATTCTGACGTAGGCGATGTTCTTAAATCAGATGATCCGTATAAACAAGCGACACAGATAGCGAAAGAAAATGAAAGAAATATTAATAAAATTTTTAAGGGTATAATTAATAATTCTACATTTCCTATGCCGATAGTAATAAATAAATCAGGTAATTTATATTTAATGGCGGGAAATACAAGACTATGTGCGTTTGCTGCATTAAATATGACAATACCTGTAAAAATAATAATTAGTAGTTAACTTATATATTTATGCCTAATGTCTTTTTAATATCCGATACACATTTTGGTCACGCAAACATTTGTAAGTTTTTGCGAACCGATGGTACAAAATTACGACATTGGGATGACGTAGATGAGATGGACAAAGCTCTTATCAACAATTGGAATAATGTTGTAGGAGTAAATGATAAAGTATACCATTTAGGTGACGTATTTATTAATCGTAAACATCGATTTATATTAAATCATTTGAATGGAAAAAAGGTCTTGATTAAGGGCAATCACGATATCTTTGATTTAGAGAATTACACTCCATTTTTTAAAGACATCAGAGCATATCACAAATTAGATAAATGTATCTTAAGTCATATTCCGATTCATCCACGGCAACTTGGGCGGTTCAAGGGTAACATTCACGGACACTTACATGAACACATCGTATCAGACAGTCAGGGAAAGCCAGATCCAAGATACATGACAGTTTGTGTTGAACATATCAACTACACCCCGATAGAACTCTCAGTTGCTCTGCGTCATTTTGATCAAGTAGAAATTAACGAAATGTAGTAAAATTTAATATTTATAGTTGTATATAAAGGTTTATGTAACGGTAATACTGTTATGTAAACCTTTATTGTTTTGTACTATGTTTTATTTCGATGCGTTTCTTGGATGTATGGTCGGTACTTTAATATGTTTTGCGTTCTTACCTGTTATTGTATGGTTCTGGGGAAAGGTTTTTCATAACATTAACCGAGAATGAATATGGCAAAGGATAGCGGACTAGATCCGAAAATGCAGTTAAAAAAGACACAAATTGAGGCATCTATTGAATTAAAGCGTCAAGAATTATTGGCGGATTTGGAGTTAAAGAAAACAGAAACAGATTTAAAGCGATTAGAAGGAAATTCTACTGCAAAGGAAGTAGCAAGCAAAGTTATTGGTAAAACGGCAGTACCTTGGATTGTTCTTTTAGTAATTGTGGGCGTAGTAGCTAGCGCATTTCTCCCGTCCTCATCACTACCCGCAGTAATAGGATTAGTATCAACGGCAGTAATGGCAATGATTAGTATGTTGGCAGGGATTACAGGCACGACAGAAAAGGAAGAAAAGCCTGAAATTGAAATTATCAAGAGTCTTATTAAGCAGCTGGATGAAACTCGCGAAGCAATGAACGTAGAAATTGATGGTGATAATGTATTGGTATCAAAGGGAGACACTACAATGAAAACCTCTAATAAGAAAAGAGGTAGATAATAATGTTTATACCAAATAAAACCTTTAATGCAATAAAAGTAAGTATTTTATCAACTATTATGATATTGCTTTTAGTTATTGCAGCAGAATCCGTTTTATATATTCGCCTTTCACAAAATACTAATAAAAAAATAGAAACACTGAGCGCACAACTGGATTCTGTATCAAATCAAACAAACACATTTAAGGTGACATCATCTAATAAACACAAAATTGTAGACAACCAAATAACCGATGCGGTCACATCAATTGCAGAAATATCCACTGGAATTGACGCAATCAATACACAGATAGCAAATAACAAAAGAATGATTGATATTTTAGTTGATAACCAATGTGATGTTCGACCTTATTATCTAGATAAGCGACTAGCAGAATTTTGCAAATAATATAACGGAGATAGTCATGTCTGACGAAGTTACAAATTCTAAAAGTCAACTTGTAGAAAAAATTGTTTTTGGTGCCGTACCTATTCTTTTATCGTGTATAGGTTATTTGCTGGTGGCACTCAATGATATGGAAAACAAAATTACGGTTCTTGAAAGTAAAGTTGCGGTAGTAGTATCGGCGGAAAATAAACCAATTCCTCCCGACGGTACGACGATAGCAATGGAACAAATTCGCGCCCAAGCAACAGAAGCTCGTGCTGAACTTAAACTGGAAGCGGCAATGGCTCGCGCCGAACTTGATAAGCGAATAACGGTTTTGGAAGATAAAACAAACCGACGATAGGAGTAATATATGGCTAAGACTGTAGATTTAACAAAGTTACCAGAAGCAAACACTATGGTATCAAAGTTTACGCAAATTTTTAAAGATAATAATGACTGGAATGAAAAAACTATTATTGGATTTATGTCATTTACAGTTATGGTTATTGTTGCTGCAATTGATTTAATCACGGGATTGGAAGGAAAAAATTTAGAAATTAAAGATTATATTTATAATTCATTTGTGATGTTAACCCTTGGATCATTTGGTATTGCTGGATTAGAGAAATTTTCACCGGTCGCAAAAGCTAAAGCAGAAGCACAATTAAATAATTCATATGAAGAAATTGTAGAATGATGCGGTGGGTTTGGTTATTACTCATTGCAACATCTCTACCCGCACAAGATACGGTGCGAGTAAAACATGCAAATTATCAATCTGTATTTTCTAGATCATTGCGATATCCAATTTTAGTAGAATGGTCAACAACTCGGCGGGAGTTACAATGTTCTATACCCGCAAGACGAACTGATAAATTTTTACCAGACCCATATCTGCAAAAAGATAGTGATATAAACAATGATTATATTAGGTCTGGATTTGATAGAGGGCATATTTCTCCTGCAGGAGATTCAAGATGTAATCAACGCGATATGGATGAAAGTTTTTATTATACCAATATGGCTCCGCAGTATCCAGGACTAAATCGCGGTCAATGGAAAAATTTAGAAGAGTGGACTCGTATATTAGCTGTAGAAAATGATTCGCTGAATATTATGGCGGGATGTATTGGTGAGGCAGGAAGAATTAATCGTGTTGCTATACCAACGCATTGCTGGAAAGTAATTAAAGTAAAAAATGAAGTTCATGCATATGTGTTTCCAAATGTACCACAGAGAACTGCGACATTACAGCAGCATAAGGTTTCGTTAGATAGCATAAGAATATTAACTAAATTGAAACTCTAACGGAGAATTGTTATGGCGTTTACTAGAGAACAAATAGAAGCGGCAGTAAAAGCCAAAGGTTATGCGTGGTTTGAAGGGGCGAAAGATTTTGATGTGAATATTGTGGGAGTCAGAAATATGATTCCAGGAAAAAAAGTTACAAATTTATTTGACGACTGGATCACCGTTTCATATAAAGAAAACGGAGCTTGGAAATTTCATATATGGGCTTGTACCACAGACCCAGGAAATAAAGCAGTAAAAGAATTTCATAATCCGAATGGCGTAGCCAGATTGATACCCAATCAATATAGAGGATCTCATATGATTGGATTGCATCAAGGAAAATATGAAGCATTGAGACAACAAAAACCTGTCAAGGTTTGGAGAGATAAAAATAAAGATAGTGTATTCGATGAAACTTCCATCGACGAAGGAATTTTTGGTATAAACATCCATAGATCAAACCCAACAACAGAATCTCAATTTGTAGAAAATTGGAGTGAAGGATGTCAGGTATTTAAGCGAGTAAAAGATTTTAATTTATTTATGGAAATTTGTAACAAAGCAAAGGTTATACACGGAAACAGTTTTACCTATACGTTGATTACCTCTGGAGATATAAAATAATATGAATATAGATAAATTAAAAGGGCATGTTCCTGATGCCGTATTAGCACAAATTCCAGAGGTTATGGAAAAATTTCAAATTAATACGCCATTGAGATTATGTCATTTCTTAGCGCAATGTGCCCATGAATCTGGAAACTTCAAGGCAGTTAATGAAAATTTAAATTATGGTCCAGTGGCATTGATGAGCACTTTTAAGAAATATTTTCCAGATTTACCAAAGGCGGAAGCATACGCAAGAAAGCCGGAAAAAATTGCAAATCTTGTATACGGTGCTCGTATGGGCAATGGACCCGAAGCAAGTGGTGACGGATGGAAATTTCGTGGAAGAGGGTTTATTCAATTAACGGGCAAAGTTAATTATGAATCATTTGACAAGGTAGTCTCGGAAAATTTAATAGAAACCCCAGATTTAGTTGCAACTAAATATCCGTTATTATCTGCTGCTTGGTTTTGGAATTCCAGATCATTAAATACTTTAGCCGATAAAGGTGCAACCGACGCCGATATAACTGCCATAACTAAAAAAGTAAATGGTGGCACTCACGGATTAGATGATAGAATTGCTAAATTTAAAAAATTTCACAGTGTAATGAAATAAAAACTATTGTTTTATTTAATTATTAGATAATTAATTATATACATACTTGACAAAGGTAATCCGGTCTATTACATTTATCTTATGTAGCTTGGGTCGGTAAGCTAACGGGAAACTGGGGCCTTTGCAAGGCTCACTTGTGGGTTCGATTCCCACCCGATCCATAAATATGTTAGTTGTCAGCCACGGAATCTGGTGGTTAAACCGTAAAAGTAAAAGACCGTGCGGTTCGACTGACATAATCCTCTGTAGTTGAGCCATATAAGGCACGGGCACACGAAAGTGAGCAGCTCCACCTGTATGGCGGTCGGGGCGAGTAAGGGCCTTTACTCTTATGGCAACTATAACCGAACCCCATAACGGAAAAGTTGCAATACGGACGGTTAGCTCAGTTGGTTAGAGCAACGCTTTTACACAGCGAAGGTCGGGGGTTCGAATCCCTCACTGTCCATACACTTAACAAGGAGAAATAGTTATGGCACATGGTAATGTTATTGTTGTAAATACTGTCACCGATGAAATTAAGTCAGTTCCCGTAGGATTCTCGTGGACCGTTTTGTTTTGGGGATGCTTTCCTGCACTATTTCGTCAAGATTGGAAAAATTTTGGAATTATGGCGGGAACTTTAATAATTTCTACGTTCTTGCTGGTAGCATTCATTCCACTCGTAGTATTTGCATTTATTTATAATGATAAGATGTGTTTAAAGGATTTGCTCAATAATGGATGGAAGATTAAGGAATATACTGGAAGTAAAAACTTAAATGTAGTTGGGCAATCTGTTGGATATAATCTTGATAAATTTATGTTGAATAAGTAATACGGCAGGACGAGTCTTACTCGGTTAGTGGTCGTATGGAAAGGCATCTGAAAACTGATAACGTATATGGGGTTCACCCTAGGACACAGCTAACAACTCTCCGAGTTGAGGATGAATAACGACGATGTATAGGGGTGGTCATGACCCAACGATTTTGGGGTGATACACAGATAGGAGTTGCAACTACCTATCACCTGATTGCAGGATAACACCTTTCCCGCTGTATTACTTAATATTAAAATATATGCCACATAATGTTTCACTCACAACACACAGATACGTTTATGTAGTTTCTGATTTGGTTATTCGCGATGGTAACGAGAATCTAATTCCGTGTGTATGGTTTGGTATTGGATCCACACCACAGCGTAGTCTTGCGTGTCATATTTTATTAGAAAATGGTGCGATGTTAGTAGATATTCCACTTCATGCATTACGTTGGAAACAAACCGATATATCTGTAGCATTATCAGATGTTGTGGCGTGGGATTGTTATGGATGGGATGTGGAAATATATCAGCCAGAATATATAAGTGGATTGTCATGTGAAATACTAGATGTTACGCATAAAAAAATTGAAGGGGTTGGAACTTTATGGTTTGCAATCGATTTTATAAATAATGGGTTTAGTGATGCCCCGCAGCAGCATAAACATTTATGGATAGTTGCACGAAATGATGGAGCCTTAATGTTACTACCGCAGGATAGATTATTAATTCACGAGTCAAGTTTTACAGAAGTAAACGGCATTCCAAAAATCAAGAGACAAGATAATGTTTGGATTGCCGAAATGATTGATAATGTTATTAAATGATAATTGTTAATGGTTTTTGCTCTTGTGGTGGAATGGTATACACGGCAGTCTCAAAAACTGCTTCCCATCGGGATTGTGAGTTCGAGTCTCACCGAGAGCACTAATTTAGTTATGGAGAATTTATGAAAAATTTTAGTCAAATAATTACAGAACATTTAAGCGACAAAGTACAAAATGGCTACGGTCCAGTTTATGATAGCATTTTAAAAAACTTACGACATAAGCCATTAAATATATTGGAAATTGGAATCGGTACCGTGATTCCAGATGCACCGTCAAATATGGCGTGGCAGGGTGGTAATTATAGACCTGGTGCTTCATTACGAGCATTCAAAGAATATTTTCCAAATGCTATGATTTATGGTGGGGATATTCAAGACGATTGTATGTTTGAAGAGCCAAGAATTAAAACATTTAAGTTTGATTCTACTAATCTATCCCAGTGTAATGCTGCATTGATGGATATGACGTTTGATATTATTATTGACGATGGGTTGCACACAACACCGGCGCAATTAAAAACGTTTAGAAATTTGTGGCATAGAGTTAACGATGGTGGATTCTATTTTATGGAAGATGTTTGGTCACCATTGTATGAAGAATGGCAAACTGCATTTGGTGATATTGATGCGGAAAAGTGGGATTATAAGAGTAACAGCGCAAAGTATACATTTATAGTATTTTCTAAGTAATACCTCGATGGTGTAATGGAAGCACTACAGTCTTCGGAACTGTATGTGAGGGTTCAAATCCTTCTCGGGGTACTTCTAAATTATAAGGGCGGAAAATTATCCGAGTCCACCCCGCCAGAAGTGTAATGTAGGAGACTCTCGGTCCTACTATAATTTAGATATGGACAGTTGGCAGAGTGGTCTATTGCAGCAGTCTTGAAAACTGCCGTGCCGCAAGGTACCGAGAGTTCGAATCCCTCACTGTCCGTTGTGCGTCGATAGCTCAATTGGTAGAGCACTGGTCTCCAAAACCAGCGGTTGGGGGTTCGACTCCCTCTCGGCGTGTAGGCGCTTATGGCGGAATTAGCAGACGCACCAGTCTTAGGAACTGGCGGGTAACCGTGGGGGTGCAAGTCCCTCTAAGCGCATACTTGCGGGTGTAGCTCAGTTGGTAGAGCACTTCCTTGCCAAGGAAGATGTCACGGGTTCGACCCCCGTTACCCGCTCTTTAATAAATTTATGAATGATAAATCAATACAAAATATAAGAAGTAATGCATTAACGTATGGGACCACGCCAAATGCTCCTGCCTCAATATATCCAGAAAATATAGATGAGTGGAAAGCTAATGTATCTCCTACATTTAAGCATTATTTCAAAGAAAGATATGATGAAATAGTAAAGTTGTATGAACGGTTAGCAGAAGAATATGCAATAAATAAAATGTTATACGAATGCCAAATTTCGTTTCAACCAAAAATTGGTGAAACTTATTATTTGTATAATACGCCAAGCAAAGGTGCATTCATTTCGCTAGTTTCTCCTGAGTCTGCTTTCTGGGGTGGTTTTGTAGGATCGTTTAAATTGAATTCGCAGTATGCGTGGGAAAAGGTAACGTCACTGTAGCTCAGTTGGTAGAGCGCCAGCCTGAAGAGCTGGGCGTCAGGGGTTCGACTCCCTTCGGTGACATTTTATTTAAATATTGAGGTTATTATGCGGTTTCTTACCAGAAAATTAGTTCAGCCAGGAGATTTAAACGCAGGTGGAACTTTGTTTGGAGGACGATGCTTAGCATGGATTGACGAAGAAGCGGCAATTTATGCAAGTATTGAAACTAGACATCGACGGGTAGTTACAAAAAGCATATCAGAAATAAATTTTATTGCTCCTGCATTTCAAGGAGATATTGTTGAAATTGGAATTGGTTTAAAAACTATAGGTAAAACATCAATTACATTAGAAGTGCAGGTTAGAGACTTGACAACTCACAAAGTTATTGTTAATATCGATGAGATGGTGTTTGTTTGTATAGATGAAGACGGAAGGCCTGTTAAACATTCATTAAGCAAATGATATGGAAATTTATCTTATATACGGATTAATTGTGGCATTTTGTGTGTTTATTGCAATTCAATGGACAAGAGGTATTGTTTATATGGATAGTAATCATTCTGACTATAAAGGCGAAGATTTTTTAGGTGATATATGAACGTTCGTGAATTTATCGCACATCCCTGATGTGTTTGCCCGTATTGTCCTCTGTAACGTGCTATAGGTTTCGACCTAGTTACATGGTAACGGGGTAGGCATTGTCCGGACATGACCTACCACGACCAGACCTGTCGGATTGAAGATGTGCGCGGAATGCAAAATTCATCTATGGTCAATATTCCCAGATAGCTCAGTCGGTAGAGCAGGTGACTGTTAATCACCGGGTCGGGGGTTCGAGTCCCTCTCTGGGAGCTTATTTAATACAGAGGTAATATGAAACATATTTTATATGCAAAACCAAAAACATTAACAGAAACAGAAGAACATATTATAGTAAAGAGAAAATGGTGGGCGGTTATTCTATTAGTAATTGGTGGAATAATGCTAGCAGCCAAGTTACCAGTTCCTTTATTTATTCCGTATATCTTCTTTTTCTTTGGTCATGGTGGAATGCTACATAGTTTTTGGAATAAACATGACTATCCAATGGTTATTGTAAATCTGATTTGGTTGTTGATTGACATTATAGGCACAATTAGGTGGTTTTAATGATAGAGATTACCAAATTAATATTAGATACCGCACAGGGAATATTTAATGCTATACAAGGAAAGAAAAGTCAAAGAAAAAATGAGATATCTTCTTTCTTTTTGGCAATTTCAAGAGAACTTGATATCGTAGTCGAAAAGCTTAAAAATGGAGAAGTTCCACATGGATCTTGCGCTACCATTCAGCATTTTGCTACGGAGTTTCCTACTAAATTAGAAGGTGTATTAGATAAGGTAAAAGCACATAAATATGGAAGTGCATTGCATCAAGCACACAATGTAGAAATGTTACACATAACGGTTAAAGAGAATCCAGCATGCTTGGCGGATTTAGAAAAGGCATCAGGATTATTTCGTGGGGCTGGATTAACAGTACTGTTATAAGGTATGAATTATATGACTTGGAATATTGACAGACTAAAACGTGCTGGGTTTTTACTTACCGAGAGCAATATTTCAAATGCTCAAGAGATAGAAGAGTTTTTAAGCAACTGTGAAAGCACTGTCGCAACGGAAGATAAATTACATACGATAACTGAAAAGTTTTCGATAGCAGAATTACAACCACAAATTAGTAAGATGCATCGGTCAGATTACCTGTTTACTAGCATAATACAAAATATGTATGCAACGGTATCTGCACTTCCGTGTGTTTATGTTCAACGCGATATCGTGCCAACTAAATTAAGAAATTTTAAAGCAATTCTACATTTGGATCGGTATATCAATGACTCATACGATGAAGCGACGGTGAAAGGAACTATAGAACTTTTATCGGAATATTTAGGTTATGAATTAAAATTATTTATTGGTCACGAATGTGTTTTAAATAAAACTCCAATATATATAGATTCTCCACTGATACCTACTGTCGGTGAAGATAACATTATTACGTTTAGTTTTACGTATTCTACACCAGTATAAATGGGGTGGTGGCGCAATTGGTTAGCGCACCGGACTGTCACTCCGGAGGTTGCGGGTTCGATCCCCGTCCATCCCGTAGTTAATTGAGTCAGGAATTAGTTATGATGAGAGAATGTGGAAACTGTACAAAATGTTGCGAAGGTTGGCTAGTTGCAAATATTTTTGAACATAAAATATATAAAGACAATCCTTGCCCTTATATTGATAGTGATAACTGTAAGTGTTCTATTTATAATAAAAAGCCATTACTATGTTCCGATTTTAAATGTGCTTGGTTAAAAGAAGAACATGTATTTCCATTATGGATGAAACCAAATTTAATAAATCAAATTATTAAAAAGCATGTAACAAATGAATATATTTATTATGAGATAGTAGAAGCAGGATCAACCATAGATACCGAAATATTAAATTGGTTTATGGAACAAGCAGCTAAGGGAAGGATGAATATAAAATATAGTATAAACGGATTACCACATTACGTTGGTGATAGTTATTTTTGCAAATCCAGACCTATGATTGGCAATAGCTAATTCGGCAGAGTAGCTCAGTTGGTAAGAGCGCATGACTCATAATCATGAGGTCGAGGGTTCAACTCCCTCCTTTGCTATAATTTAAACAGGGAGTGTAATGCACAATTTAATAGTAATTGGACATCCGGACAAAAATAGCTTTTGTTATAATGGAATATTTAAAACCATTATCGAAGAATTGAAGCGTAACAACGAAGAAATTGAAATAATTGATTTATATAAAGATGATTTGTCAATTAAGAAGAAAGAGGTTATCAAGCATTATCAAGAACTTGTAACGTGGTCGGATAGAATTTATATCATCTCACCTGTGTGGTGGTTTAGATGTACCCCGTTAATGGAAGAGTTTTTTGATGTGGTATTTACTCCAAAATTTGCATATGAGTTTAAACCTCTCATTCCAAAATACGGATATCCTAAGCCATTGCTATCAGATAAAAAAGTTAGAACTTATCTAACGCACGGTGCACCTGCTTTACCTGTATACTTATTATATTTTAATGCGGTGAAACTTCGATTGTCTCTTGGTGTATATTCATTTGTATTTGGGTGGTTTAAAGCTAAAACTAGACAATTTTGGAGCGTACCGTTCGTTGACAATTCGACAAGAATGCGTTATCTTACAAAAGTTAAACAGGACATTAATAAAGATTTGAAGTTATGAAAGATAAAGTTGGTGTAATTGCAGGAAACTTTGATGTTATACATCCTGGGTATATGAAGATGTTTGCAGAATGTAAAGCAAACTGTGATATCTTTGAAGTATTTTTACACGAAGATCCCAGTATTGGACGACCAGAAAAAATAAAACCCATTCTTTCTGTAGAAGAGCGAATGGAAATACTATACGGTATTAGGTATATTGATAGCGTAGTTCCATATAAGACTGAACAAGATTTATATAAACTACTAAAAGTTTCTGGAATACATATACGGTTTTTAGGCGATGATTATCTTAACAAACCGTTTACAGGTGATGATTTAGGTATTCCTATATATTGGATTAAGCGTGATCATGGATGGTCAACTACAAAGTTTAAAAATTTAATTGCACAATCAGTATAAAATACGGGAGTGCCGCAAAGTTGGAGGTTTGCACCGGACTGTAAATCCGTTGGTTCATAGCCCTAGTAGGTTCGAATCCTTCCACTACCATTTGCACCCATAGCTCAACTGGCAGAGCATTCGCCTCTTAAGCGACAGGTTGTAGGATCGTCCCCTACTGGGTGCATCTAGTCTCTTAGCTCAGTCTGGTTAGAGCGTCCGTCTGATACACGGAAGGTCCGGGGTTCAACTCCCTGAGGGACTATATAATTATTAGGAGAATATATGGCAGAAGTATTGACAAAGTGTAAAGACTGTGGTAATATACAAAAGGGTGCTGCACCGCCTTGCGATAGATGTCAAGGAATGAGATTAGAGATGTTTAAAAAGTAGTATTTTTCGGAGAATAGCTCAGTCCGGCTAGAGCACTCGCTTTGGGAGCGAGGGGTCGCAGGTTCGAATCCTGTTTCTCCGACTTATATACCCTCGTAGCTCAGTTGGATTAGAGCAACAGCCTTCTAAGCTGTGGGTCAGAGGTTCGAATCCTCTCGGGGGTGCTAAGTTTTTTCGGATGGGTGGCAGAGAGGTCCAATGCAAGAGTCTGCAAAACTCTAAAGCCGCCGGTTCGAATCCGGCCTCATCCTTTATTATTAGCTAGGAGATATTTATGTGGGTGTTAAAATTAAATGAAACGGCACAGGGATATTTTGACGATGTAACTGAGGCTAAGGTTCATGCAGAAAAGATGTTTGGAATGTTGGAATTTAATACTATGGTGGGAGATAAATATAGTGCATTAATTCCAAATAGAGGGAATACAACGGTTACAATTGAATTTGAAGAAGATTGCTAGCATAGCTCAGTTGGTAGAGCAGCTGATTTGTAATCAGCAGGTCGTCGGTTCAAACCCGTCTGCTAGCTCTAGTGGTGGTCGTAGCTCAATCGGTTAGAGCATCGGATTGTGGTTCCGAGGGTTGCGAGTTCGATTCTCGTCGATCACCCCAGTGAAATTATTTAAACTAAAAAGAGGTTATTATGTTATCTAATATTAGTCCAAACGACAAGCTTAAATTAGAAAACGCATTGAAGGATTATAGCGTTTCTCTTACACGAGTAGAGGCGGAACGAGATCTTCAAAAGAATATTAAAAATGATATTTGCGAAGAATTGCAATTAAATAAAAAGGTGTTTGTGAAGTTGGCAAACACATATCATAAACAAAACTTTTCGGAAGAAGTGCAGTTGCATGAGGAATTCGAAAATCTTTATGAATCCGTAACCACCTCTTGACAGTTTAATAACTTCAGATTATATTTATAAAATTGCGATAAGTTCTAGTCATTCCATATCGTCTATAGCGAGTTGCTGGGATGGCGTTTGAAGAACAACAAAGGATGCATACGCAGGTTGAAATACCATAAGAGCGGATTTGCCCGAACCGCTATCGCAATTATATGCCGCTTTCGTCTATCGGTTAGGACATAGCCCTTTCAAGGCTAGAAGGCGAGTTCGATTCTCGCAAGCGGTACTATGGGTAAGGCTTCACATACGGTGAAAATGAATTTGGATGCAAGATAACAGACAAACTCCTTGTGAGACATTCGACGGAATGAGTGCTGCAACTTGCTAGAACCATTAGTAATTAGTAACGCTGAAGTGTCTGCCCACCATCATATTGATAGGAGTATGCAATGCCACATCCAAAAAAGTGCGGAAAGGGTCGGCGTAAAGTTGGCTCAAAGAAGCGCAGAAATCGTTGGAAAAATAGAAAGCGTAATCATTAATCCCGTCTGCTTCATAGAGGCTGCTGACGTTAAACAACGAACTCTATCGTTAGTCTATCGGCGCGTGGATAGAAGCTTGGCAACGTGTCGGATGTTGCAAAAGGATAGAGGGAGCGGGTCTAGACCGTGCGACATCCTTGGGTATCTGGAAAATACCTCAATTGTCTCCCTTCTACTGCCCTCTCGTATAAAGGCAATACAGCTGACTTTGGATCAGCGAATCGTGGTTCGATTCCATGGAGGGCAACTGCAGTAATCATTTAAAATTCAAAAGAGGTATACAATGTTTAAATTTTTAGCAATTCTATCGTTAGCAACCGTTACCGCATGCACAACCACAGACAAGCCTGATACTGTTCAAGGTGGTGGCGGTGGAGTTACCGATACCACCAGCGGTGGAGATAAGGCAGTAATCAAGGCAGATTCAACCGTTAAGATGCACTAAAATTTATGTGGTTGTGCTTGCAACCACATCTTGCGGTTCTAGTGTAATAGATAGCACATCTGGTTTCCAACTAGAAAGTCCGGTGCAACTCCGAGGAACCGCTCTTAGTTATTTGATAATATGCAGAAGATGATACGTGACTGAATGCCTCGTTCTTCGGGGGCACGGTATTTCCTAGAGCGCACTGTTAGGGAAGTCTAAGTAGGGTTGTGGAATTATAAGTCAGGAAGGAATCATGGGAGGTGTAGCGCCATGAGGAGCGCCAACTGGTCGGTAGCTTACATTCGCGAGAAGACGGCTGGTATGTGGGTAAATTCCCACCTTGGGTCCAAGTGACAACTATACGAGTAGCTACCGTATAGCCAAGTGGATGAATAATAAAACTACAACGGAAAGGTATGGGATTCGCATTCCCATCGTATCATCTTCTCATATTGTATTGCCGCAGGGTAGAGCAACGGTAGCTCGCTTGGCTCATAACCAAGAGGTAGTGGGTTCGACTCCCACCTCTGCCATTAAATAAGGAGTATAAATGGTATCAATCAAAGTTTATATTAGTGGAAACGAATTTTCCAGTCCATGGGTATCCAATTGGACTGGAACTTTATCTTTAATATCTAATCTGCCGCCAAATCAATTAAAATTTAATTATAAATTTATCAATGAAAAAGATAAATTTTTGGAAACTAATCTGGCAATTGCACAAGACGCAGAAGAATTACAAAGTCTTGATTGGTTGGTATTTTTAAGTAATGAAATTTTGTGGCCTGCTGATAGTTTTCTGCGACTAATAAAAAATGGTTCGTATGATGCTATCAGCGGATGGCATTTAAATGAAAGTAATACTACTGATATAATCGAGCGATTGGATACGACATTACTACATAGAAATAATGCTATTAATTATATGTCGCCCGATGAGATTGTTAAGAAACCGCTACCGTTTAAAGTGGAATATACAAACATGAATTTCTTTGCGGTAAAAGCAAATACGTTTTCTCAACTTACTCAACCATATTTTAAACAAGTTATTTTAGAAGAAACTACCTCAATTTCTAATAATAGTGTAATAGTTCCTTGGTATTATTCATTTTGCAATAGATTGAATGCGATTGGAAAGGAAATATTTGTAGATCCTATGATTAGAGTTTCCAAGATTTCTAGATCATTACTATAGACTTTTGAATAGTGCCATTATATTTATTAGTGTATTCCAAACGGTTATGTTGAACGTAACAATAACCGTTTGGAGTTTTTATTATGGAGACAAAATGTAAAAGATTTTGCTCGGATAAAATTTGTGCAATGTTATTTGGATTGGGATTTTTAACTGGTCATTGTATAACCGGGCATGGACATGTTTCTATGTATTGCGTAGTTATTGGTATGATATCGATTGGCGCGTTTTACCTATCTACAAAAATAACGGAAAAATTGTTTCTTAAGCGGTTTTAAAAACATTTTTCAGTAGATAATAATCATATGGATATAATATCATTTTTATCAAAAGAAGCACCATTAGCAGGCATGATTGCGGTTATTGGTGGTATTATATTAAAAATAATAGAAAAAAAGATAACCAATCCAACGGATGAAATTAATTCTAGTATTGCACTGAGAAAAGAATTGCGAGAGGAATTGGATTCAGTTATCGAACGCCTTAGTGAATTGCAAAATGAGGTTAATGAATGGCGAGAAAAATACTACACACAGTTACAAATAACTTCAGAATTAAAAATAGAAATCGCTGTATTGAGAGAAAAATTGGAAGGTAAACTAATGGATATGGAAAATGGCTGCGAGCAACAGTAATACTGTGTATTCCATAACCGTTATAGATTTACGGTGCGATGACGTATTGGGATTCAGAAGAACGCCGGGAATTTTTACTAAATTAGAAGATGCGGTATTCGCCGTAAAGAATAATTTAAATGATTTGTCTGACGATAGCACATATCAATATGCAGTGATAGAAAAAACCGAACTTAATGTTATACGTCCAAATTTAGAAAGTAAATCTATGCAATGGTGGTTTAGATTTAACTCGTCGTCGGGCGAATTTGTAGAAACAAGAAAGCCAATGATATTTTTACAGCAAACTGGATTCGGTATAGGATAATTTAGAGAAGAAAAATCCGTCTACATACATTCCATTGATTGGTAGAGTTTCGTATAATTTAAACGCATCTGTATATGTAGATACTAAAGGTTGTCCCTGTATGTTGAACGAAGTGTTCACCAATACAGGGATTTTATTTTTCTGTTCTAAAATAGTTAGAACTTTGTATAGAAACGGATTTTGCTCTTCTGTTATGGTTTGCACCCGTGCTGTGTCGTCCAAGTGAAGTATCCCTCGTAACATTTCTTTATATTCACTTCGTATTGTTGGGGAAAAATTCATAGTCGGACAGGGAACATCCCAGTCAAAATACCGATGTAAATCTTGCAGCCGAATTAGTGGAGCTACCGGTCTGAACCATTCTCTAAATTTTATTTCGAAGTTTATCTTATCTTTTATATTTAAATTTGTAGCTAAGGATATAAAGCTGCGATTGCCAAGTGCTCTGGGACCATGCTCAGATCGCCCTTGAAAAATTCCAACTACGCAATCATCCATTGTTAATATTTCTGCAAGATCTTCTTCTGAAATAGTTTTACCATTGTATTTTTTAACATACATGGGTAACATATATTCGTCATATGCGTTTGCCCCCATATATCTAAGATCGATTGGCGATTTAGGTTTGATGTGCGATAACATCATACCCGATGAAATTCCGCAGTCAGATGGATTTGGTGCGATATACACGGGTAAGTTGTATTTATTTTTTATTTTGGTGTTTAGTGTTATATTTAATGCACACCCACCCGTAAGACATATTGGTAATTTATGTTCTAGAATGTGAGGCTCGGCATATTTAAAAAATAAATCTTCGAATACATGTTGATTCGTTGCACTTAAATTTCTAAAATATTGCGAATCGGTCATTCCTAGTAATTTATTTCCAAATGTTCTTTTGTGATGTACATACCATTCTTCATTAGGTTTATTTACATAGGTATATAAATTTGTAATTTCTGGAATCATATCTTCTTGCACAGTTCCTAGTGAAGAATATGCCATTAGTTTACCGGGCAACCCCATAAAATCTAAATACTCACCGAGATTATTAGGATTAGAATTTACTTCTGGTGTATATACTCCTATATAGAAATACATACCCAAATTTATTTCATATGTGGTGTAGATTAGTCTTACACCAGACGATCTATCGGCTAAATAAATATTGAAATATCCATCATCGCCACCGCCATCATATGAAATTATAAGAGCAGTCTCAAACGGAGATTGATAAAATGTACCAGACGCATGTGAATAATGATGTTCTATAATTTTTAAATTTTTATATTTAAAATACTTATCAATTTGAAATGCATTTATTGCATTCTTTGTGGTCAATAGCGTATCATATTCGGTGAATTTATACTTTGATTCAATATAATTTACTATAGTTTTTAAATCTCGCTCTGGGTTTATATGCAGAGAATAATTTTTTATTCCAAACAGTCTTTCCAATTCAATTATCTCTAATATTTCGTTATTTAATTCTAATGTTATACTGGCGTTGTGACTTTCGTGTATAGAAATATTAGGCAACATAATAGACCTTGCGTTTTGTAAGATATGATGGTATATTTATAAGTAATCTATCACAAGGTGGGAATAATGGATCTTATGAGTTTTCTTGCAGGAATAGTTATAATAGAATCTTTAATTTTAATTACTATTTTACTGGTAATTTTAAAAATTTTATATGATATTTCTTTTATAAAGGGTGCATTTGTATCCAGCGTAACAGAAAAACTGCATAAACTTGAGCAGATTGGCTTGGCTACAATGAAAGCATGTGAGACATTCGTAGACGCACTAGAAAATGCAATGCAAGGATCTCCAGAAAATATGCCACAAGTTTTTAGGACTGCCGATGGTAAGCATACAGCAACTTCTATCGAAGAATTTATAAAGAAATTGGAATCGGATCCCGAATATCAGAATTTGGCGGATACAATCAAGAATGATTTAGAAAACGCCATAAATACAGATGATGACGATGATGATGACGATGAATTTGATGTGGATGGGAAAAAATTCTAAAAAACTAACATAACAAATTCGATTGTTATACTTATAAGTTAGACTAGTCTATATGTTACTAAAAAATACATTATGCCCCATTACACATATGGGGTACAGGCTCGCTTATACTTTTGTATAACTCTTATAAAAGAAAAAGTATGCAAAAAGAAAAAGAAAAGCTAGAGCATTTTAAAAATAAAACAGCACCAGGATGGAGTTCTTTACTAGATATCGTAAATAATATATTAGATATCTTTCCTGAAAGTGTATCTATTAAATCAATAGATAAAAAACATGGTATGCTAAGTATACAATTTAATTTACTTAGCGATCCCCACTTGACATATTTACTAAATTCGCTATCTTACAAGATAGAACGGGATTCGGCACGTATTTGCAAAGTATGTGGTTCCCGTGGTATGCGTAGAAAATTATTAAATAATGACGTATACTGTTTTTCATGCTGGCTGGATGTCAGCAACAATAATATCTCGCAGGAGAGTACATAGTGTTTTGGACAAACGAAGATTTGAATGAAGTAGGAACGGTAGTAACCGAAGTTTTTGGTAAGCAAGGAAATATGGAAGTTAATTCGGTTTATTCTAATATTGTTATTTGGAATAAGACGTATGGGAAGCTTTGGTATGGCGATGTAGCTACACTAGAAGATCTTAAGGATAAGTGTGTGGCTTTGGCATCGAAGCTCTCAAAGGAAATTTGTGTATCGCATATGGATACAGATAATTTCTTTAATATGCCAAAGTATGTATTCTCTCAGATTTAAAGCTACCCCTTGACAAAAAATATTTGTCGCATTAGCTTTAAAATGTAGTAAAAAATATACGTTAACACAAGGTTAACAAAAACAAACTATTAAATAGTGAGGAAGTTATGTCAACTCGTATCAGCCGCAGCAATCGCGAAACTATGGTTCGCAAGGTAACAAATTATGTTCGTAATCTCGCCAGCCGTCGTAGCTCTGGCGTAGTCACCGCAGATGACGTTCAGGCGTATCTCACCCGTCAGGGAATCAGCGCCCGTCAGATTCGCACCCGCCTTTCGTTTGTAAACTCAGTTCTCCGTGCACCTATGTTTGAGAGCACAGGAACAGTTTACTCCACCCGCCCAGAGGCAAAGGGTCGTGCAATCTCTGCCTGGACGCTTGCGTAATTAAAATCGAAGGCTCCAGAAATAGTTACGGGAAAGGGTGTTAGCTCTTTCCCGTTTCTATTTATTAGTAACTTAAACTGGAGATACTTTTGAAACCATACACTCACAGTTTGTATAAGTATATATACGCAATTTTTTTGGGTATTAGTATACTTGGTTTGATATTTTCAATAATAGATGTTAATTTTTATGCATGTATTATGTCATGCTTTGCAACAATAGGTTTTTTTGAATTGACAAAAATATATATAAGTTTAGAGAAGTTTGTAAATGATGAACAATGAGGATATTTATGAAGCCACGGTTACACATGTTAGGTTTAGCGCACACCGTAACAACAGATGAATTTAGTCATTGCGCCTTTACAGGAAAAGTAAAGAAATTTTCTCCAATGATGAGATATGCCGGATATGAAGTTTTTCATTATGGCGTAGAAGGTGCCGATTCGGGAGCTAATGAAAATATAGATGTATTGTCTAGAGAAGAATGGGATCATATGCGAAGTAAACTTCTCTTGGAATTGCATCCAGATAAGCCTGTGCACGATAGATCAAAATACATAGGTGATTTGGCAAACGTAGGGAATGATATATATAAGACGTTCAATGAGAGATTAAAATATCTTTTGCGTAAAAATGTAGAACGGAATGATATTATTTGTCTTCCATTTGGATTTGCCCATCAAGATGCTTTAGCAGGATTACCGTATGGAATAAAGGTAGAAACCGGAATTGGTTATCCTGGATCATACGAACAGTTTAGAGTATTTGAAAGTTATGCTTGGTATCATTATGAAATTGGAAGAAGCCAGACCAGTGGAAATGATTATTGGTCCGTAATTCCAAATTATTTTATTGCAGATGACTGGAAGTTAAATGAAACTCCATCTAGGTATGTTGCATATTTCGGCAGATTGGAGCCTATTAAGGGCTTAGATATAGTGCATGAAGTGGCAAGACATAGACCAGATTTGACGTTCATTTTATGTGGACAGGGCGACCCCACCCCATACTTAACCCTTCCCAATGTAATATATCAGCCACCCATTCATGGTACGGCTCGCTCCGATTTCCTTGGTAACGCTTTGGCGGTATTAATGCCGACTAGATATGTAGAACCATTTGGGGGCGTAACCGTAGAAGCGCAACTGTGTGGAACTCCTGTATTGGGATCTTCGTGGGGAAGTTTCACGGAAACGATTGAACATGGAGTTACTGGATACCGTTGTAAGGTATTGGGTGATTTCTTGGCAGGATTAGAGGCAATTGAAAATGGTGCGTTAGATAGAAAAACTATCTGCGAATATGCAAGAGCTAAATATGACTATAAAGCCATAGCACCTCAATACGATGCAATGTTTACTCAGCTACAACATCTGCAAGGAAATGGATGGTATACTGTAGAGTCTCCGCAGAAAATTTTTGAAATTAAAAAGGCAGTAGACTATTCCAAAGAAACTCCAAAAAGTGAATGGGCTAACAAACAATTAAATTATTGGAAATCGTTTAAAGATGGGACGTTAAAGCAAGATTTTAGCTCCACCCTTTTACTAGGAAATCTAGTTAAGATTTTTGATAGACAATTTAAAGAAGACGAATCCGTAGTTGATATCGGAGGGGGTCCATTTAGTATATTAGCACACACTAATGCAAAACATAGATTTGTAGTAGACCCTACATATTATGGAAGTGAAGTAGATCAAGAGTATGAATCAATTGGAATTCAATACATCCCGCAGATATATGAATCGTTTAATTATAAATTTAATGTGGGTGTGATTGTAAATTCATTATCTTCATTTGAGTCAATTGAATCGGTATTATCACACGCAATAGCGTTTTGTGATGAAGTATTGATAGCAGATCTCATTGACATTGAGTTATACAATAATTTATGTAAGTTTATTGATTCGATTACAGATAAGACCGTAGAAATATTAGAAGATAAGCCATTTAATAATAAAAAATTAGTTGCATATAGAATCAAGTAACGTATTGACAATGTATTTAATATAGCATATATTTATACATATAAGGGGGTTATATGCCAGAGAAAGAGTTCAAGCGAGTAGTTGATGTTAGATTATCACCATCTTCAGTATTTATACTTGTACAAATTTTATTGGTACATTATAAACTAACTGGAATTTTTGTTTCTAGCTGGATGTGGGCATTAGCCCCCTTATTGTTAGTATGTTGCTTAGGTTTACTTGGATTAATTTACAATTTGATTATTAATTTTGTATATTATTTAAATAAACCATTTAATAAGCTTAAACGATAACGGGCCTGACATGGTTTCGACGGGGTGTAGAAGATTAAACTTTGTATCTCGTTTGGTAAGACGAGTAAAACAGACCAAAATATTTAACTGGCAATAATCAATTAGCCCTCGCTGCGTAAGCAGCTTGACAAATTAGTCCAACCCACGTAAGATTAATTTGTTCATTAACGTGGTATAGTCTTAGGGAGGGACCGTAGCTAAGATGATACACAACAGTCCTATGCCAATCTTACGTTTGTTAGTTGTCGAGAGATTGGCGAAGCAATACAACTGACTATATACATAAACATTTAATACGAAGCTATCTCGGACGTGGGTTCGAATCCCACCAGGTCCACTTAAATTTGAGGTTACATATAAAATGTTACAGCTAAAGTTGAATAAAAAAGTTGCGATGGAAACGGAATCGGAAACTGAATCAATTTCTTTTGTGGAAGATCCTGGTGTAAAGTCTCACGAGTCTACTAACATTAAAGGAAGACATTATGTAAACCTTCCTAGGGTTGTGACTGATAACGCACCTTCTATTCTGGAGTATATCGACAATGAAATTTCAATTCTTAACAAAAAAATTTCATTGCTTGAAACAGAGCGCGATTGCGTTACTAGACTACTTGAGGTCGTTTCAAGATCGTAGAAATAATAAGCAAATTTTTATATTAAAATATAATACTTTGCGAGCAAATATAATAAATAATACTAATTTTAGTAGAGTTATGAAACAAGTTTATCGCATTCGTATTGACAAACTGCGACAATTTTGTTATGATACAAATATCAATTCACCAGAAACACGAAGTATGATTGGCTCGTTAGAACAACTTGTAACACAGAGGTTTTATGCTTTCCAAAAAAGCAAATCGAACTAAAAATTACAAACAACCTACCGAATATCATACTTTGTATTGCTGTGAGTGTGAGCAATATGAGTTTACTGTTAGAGTTGATGTCGTAAAAGTTACTTGTGGAATGTGCGTTCAAAAAATTGTAGCACCTCCTGAAAACTATTCTAAGCAGAATAGCCCCACAGCAGGATTTCCACGAGGGTGGCACTTTAAGAAGAGATTTGAAGCTCCGAATGGAGATGTGTATTCATTTGGAAAATTGGTGGGTGATGTTGTGGAAGATTCCATCGTGGAAGAATCAACAGAATCAAAAATCAAACAAGAAAAATCTTCTAAAAAAACTAAGACTGGTTCCAAGAGGAAATCACCACTTAAGCGTAAGAGAACGTTAAAATCATAATGTTCTTCTGAGGGTATTCGATGATTATTTTTCCAAACAAACCCGCACCAGTAATTAAACACTTTTTAGATCAAAATAAATCATTGGTTTACAAATATATTGTTAAAAAAATTAAACATGCGATTACTAATGATCTAGAAAGCGTAGAAGTATTTAAACACTATAATAAAATTGAATCTATCAAAGATTCCGAATTTGAAAAAATGCTAGGGAATGCGATTGTAGAATTCTGCAAGGTTGAAGATTACGAACACGCAGCAGTTAGTCAAAAACTACTTGACAAACTAAAAATTAAAAAACTGATAGATGATAGCAAGAGTAATTAGCATATGGGAGCAGAAACTAAAAAATGCATAGTATTGAATTCTACATACGAACCTCTTACGATAGTTACCGTTAAGAGAGCTATTTCTTTAATAGTTCAAGGAAAAGCAATACTAGTCGAAGAATATAAAAATGTAAAAGTTAGAAGCAGTAATCAATCTTTTTCTGCACCTCTGACAATTGCATTGAAATATTATATTAATAGCAGATTGGTATTTAAACGACCGGCTCCGTTGAATAACAGAAATCTGAGCGTGAGAGACAATAATACATGTCAGTATTGTGGCAGAACTAAGTCACAATTAACCGCAAAAGAAAAGATGACACGAGATCATATTATCCCGAAAGATAAAGGCGGGATAGATGATTGGTTAAATGTTGCACTATCATGTGATACATGTAATAATAAAAAGGGCAACAAATATATGAGTGAAAAAAATATGAAATTGCTAAAAGAACCCACGGTCCCAACGGTATTTGAATTGTGGGCTAGACAAGCAAAAATATCTCCAACCAGTATACTACAAGACTAAGGAGCAGTTATGGATGAAATGGTTATTAAAGTAGAACAAAGTTATAATAAATTTATGCAGTTAATTGAAGCAGATCCGCGCTCAGAACTACTGAAGAAGATGTATGAAAATTTCTCGGATCAGCTATCGATTGCTCCTGCATCGTCTAAGTATCATTATCATAATGCATTTCCAGGAGGCTATCTCTGTCACGTAGTTCACGTAGCCGAGATTGCCGTGAAGTTAACTAAAGTGTATAGTGAAATGGATGGTAACGTAGACTATACTAAAGAAGAATTGGTATTTGCCGCGCTACATCATGATCTTGGCAAGCTAGGAACAGAAGATACTCCATATTACTTGGATCAAGATTCTGATTGGCATCGTAAGCGTGGAGAAATGTATAAGCACAATGATGCTATTCAGTATATGAAAGTGACGGATAGGGCACTATATACTCTACAAAAATATAATATTCCAGTAACAGAAAAGGAATTTATTGCTATCAAGCTTTCCGATGGATTGTATGATGACAGTAATAAATCATATTTAGTAAATCATTCGGTGTTTCCTATGAAAACAAATCTGCCATATATTATTCATTGGGCGGATCATATGGCTACATCGGCGGAAAGAGATTCTGCAAGATTTTAATGGTTATGTAATATTTATTTATAGTCTCGCACCAACAATGGTGGAGACAACCAGGTATGCTCACTAATGAGATACCATTTCTTAGGAGTCTTATATGACTAAAAATTCTTTATTGGTACGTCCGAGAAGTTGGGTGGGATCGGTTTTTAATGAACGTGATTCGTTTGTTAATTCATTTGATCAAATTTTCGATGAAATGCTTAAGACACAGTTCCCAGAAGCATTTACCGAAATTGGCGCAAATCCAATTGGTAGAGCAGCGTATCCAAAGGTTAATGTAGTAGCAAAAGAAAATTCATTGGTTATTGAGGCGGAGCTAGCAGGACTGAAAAAGGAAGAAATTGATCTAGATGTTAAGGATACGATTCTAACAATTTCAGGAAAAGCTACTTCCACCGAAGCGGCAGAAAATACGGTTTATGTAATTAGAGAATTAAAGCGATCTGGTTTTAGTCGTGCATTTGTGCTTGGTAAACAATTTGATACTTCTAAAATTAGTGCAACATTTGAAAACGGGTTACTGACAATTGAAATTCCAAGATTTATTAAGGAAGACAGTAACCCACAAAAGGTTACGATTAAGTAAAAACCTTAAATAACTAGGAGGGCTAACGTAATGATTCGTAGTTTTAAATCAGCAGTAGTTAATCACAAAAACTATAACCGATATAACTAGGAGGTGATCCACATCGGTTATATTTAGCCCAAAACGTTAACCATGGAGATACTAACGGGGTCATTGAGAACCACTCTTTGACCCCGTTCATTCATTTGAATAGAGAAAATTATGATAACACTACATAGATTGATAGTATTTACGGCATTTTGTATAGCAGCGGCAGCAGCATATTTTTCAGTTACAGGAATAGGAAAATTATTTGCAGGTGCAGCTATGTCGGCAATGGTTATGGCAAGTGCGTTAGAATTAGGAAAGCTGGTATCGGTTTCATTCTTATATCGATATTGGAAAATTATACCTCGTGCATTAAAAACTTATATGACTGCTGGCAGTATAGTTTTAATAGCTATAACATCCGCTGGTATATATGGATATCTTTCATCTGCGTATGCTACAGTTGCCGCTACGCCATTAAAAATGAACGCAGATATACAAATTTTAGATGCACAGGCAAAAACTTTAGATGAAGAAATTCAAAGAAAGACAAATAGATTAGATCAAATTATTTCTCTTCGTGGACAGCAAGAATCTAGAATTGATAATTTGATTGCAAAAAGTACAACTGGTTCTAATACTACAATTAGAACGGCGCAAAATTCATTGCGAGAATTAGATAGAACAGCATCGGCGTTACAACAAGAAATAAACAAAACATCCGCTCAACGTGATAGCCTACGGGCAAAAAGTCTAACAACAGGTGTTGAAATTAATACTAATTCCGACATAGGAACTTTTATGTATATTGCAAATGCAATAGGAGTTCCATTAGATACTGTAGTTAAATGGTTTATATTAGTTATTGTCTTGGTGTTTGATCCTTTGTCTATTAGCTTAGTATTAGCATATAATTTTCTAAAAATGCAAGAAACTAAAAGTGTGGAATCCAAGCCTATAGAAGATGAAAAGGAATTGCCGTTGTATACACCGGAGCCAATAGCAGAAAAAATAGAATTGGTGGAAGCAGAAGAACTTACACCAGACATACCTGCTGTATTAGATTTGCCAACCGAAGAAGTAATTAATAAAATTGATTATAATCAAATATATAATGATCCAATGCCATATTATATGAATTCAAAATATGATTGGAACAAAGATCAACGATGGGAAACCGACCCATCTGCTATAGCATTCAAAAGATATTTAGATAACAAAACCATATAAGCCCTTGACAAATACTAAATTATATAGTATATTTTAGTATATTCTAATTCTTAGTATACTCTAGCTCAAGGATTTTATGTCGCATCAAGTTGGTTACTGCTGTATTAATCTAACTCTACAAGATACTCGTAAAATTACAACTAATCGTGGCATGATTCAACGAACGTTCCTTGAGCGAGGCGTTAATTATGCATCAGAGCTTGCATTACAAAATGCGCGTGACTTAGTAGAAATTATTAAATGGAATGCAGAAAATAATATTAAAGTATTCCGACTATCATCCAATCTATTCCCTTGGAATTCTAAATATAAGCTATCAGACTTGCCCGACTACGATGCTATCTGTCAACATCTTCTAGCAGCGGGTAATCTTGCGCGTAATACGGGACAGAGAATTACTGCACATCCTGATCATTTTGTTAAGCTAGGTTCTACTAAGCCAGACGTAGTAGATAATGCCATTCATGATCTCGAACACCATTCAGAAGTATTTGATCTTATGGGACTATCTGCTACGCATTATAATTGCCTTAACATTCACGTGGGTATGAATTTCGCAACTGATACAGTTACTCGTTGGTTGCATGCATTTGATCGTCTATCCGATAACTGCAAAAAGAGACTAGTTGTAGAAAATGATGACAAAGCTTCGGCGTTTTCTGTTCAACAACTCTATGATAATATTTACAAGAATATTCGTATTCCAATTACATTTGATTATTTCCATCATCAATTTCATTCTGATGGGATTACCACAAAAGATGCGGCAGTATTGTCGGCGTTTACGTGGGATGTTCGACCGCTGTTTCACTATAGTGAATCAAAAAATCTGAATGAAAACGTATCTGGTAACCCACGAGCACACGCAGACTATGTGTTTAGTAAGATTGATGATTTTGATCTTAATATCGATGTAGATTTGGAAGCAAAAGCAAAAGAACTCGCACTATTAAAATACCGGAATCTATCATGATTAGTTTTGCTATAACCACTCACAATGAAGGTGAGTATATTCAACAATTATTAAATCAGCTTATAACCCATACTAAAGTAACAGATAGCGAAATTGTTATTTTGGATGATTTTTCTGATGATGAACGAACGAATGACATATTGAATTGGGCACAACTCCAACCCAAAGTCACAGTAGAAAAGAGAAGTTTAAATAATAATTTTGCAGAACAAAAAAATTATTTAAATTCTCTTTGCAAAGGAGACTACATCTTTCAAATTGATGCGGATGAAATGCTACATCCGCATCTATTGTCGCATATAGATGCTATAATTAAATCAAATGCGGAAGTAGATTTGTTTATGGTTCCTAGAGTAAATATGGTCGAAGGATTAACGCCATCTGATATAGAACGATGGGGATGGGTTGTTAATGAAAATAATTGGGTTATGTGGCCTGATTATCAAACTAGAATTTATAAAAATACTCTATCAATCAAGTGGGAAAGTGCAGTTCATGAAAGAATTTCTGGATATGATGTGGTGGCGAAATTACCTGCCGCAGAAGAATGGTCAATTTATCATATAAAAGATATTGATAGGCAGCGTAAACAAAATGATTATTACGAAACAATTCAACGGAAAATGTAAGTATGTATGAATGCCTAACATATGATGATATAAATCTAGTTCCCGCCTATAGTGAGATCGAAAGCCGTCAAAATATTGATCTTACGACACAATTAACTACTAATTATAGTTTAATGGTTCCGCTCATCGCAAGTCCTATGGATACGGTATGTGATGTTGATATGGCTATTGCAATGGCTGAAATGGGTGGTGTAGGATGTATTCATCGATTTATGTCCATTGAAGAGCAAGCGGAGCAAATACGGGATGTAAAATTTTCTATACGCGACAGCATCTATTATGAAAGATGGAACGGTATGGAAATTCCCTATATGGCTGCGGTTGGAGCCAATGGTGATTATTTAGAACGGGCACAAGAGTTGACAAATAAAGGTGCAAATGTTATATTAATTGATGTGGCACACGGACATCACAAATTTGTCAAAGATGCTATTGAAAATTTAAAGAACAAGCTACCATCACACGTTGATATTATTGCTGGGAATGTAGCTACTGCTCAAGCTGCAATGGATTTAGAGGATTGGGGAGCTAATGCAATTCGAGTGGGTATAGGCGGCGGATCATTATGCACAACCAGAATTAAAACTGGATTCGGTGTTCCTAATATTACATCACTAGAACAATCTTCTAATTCGACATCGGTTCCAATTATTGCATGTGGTGGAATTCGTTCAAGTGGAGACATTGCGAAAGCACTGGCTGTTGGGGCAAGCTCTGTAATTCTAGGTTCTTTATTAGCAGGAACAAAGGAAGCGCCTGGGGCAATTATTGAGAAGTCTACTGGTTTATATAAGCGTTATCGTGGGGCAGCTTCTTTGGAAACCAAGACAGTGCATGGTCAAGTGCAACGTAACGTGGAAGGGGAATCCACCGTAGTTCCGTTCAAAGGTGGGGCAAAATTTGTTATAGAAGGGTTATTGGATGGGCTTAGGTCGGCACTGTCATATGCAGGAGCACAAAGCTTATCTAAATTTAATCCTGAATATGTCAGAGTAACAAATGCAGGAATAACAGAAGGAAGACCGCATTTGTTATAACTTAATATGGAGATTATATGCTAATCAAAAAAACAATTATTTTAGTTTTTGTGGTGATCGCATTAATAACTACTAATCGTGTAGAAGCTTGGTTCCATATTCCTACACAAGCTATAAAATCACAACCAACTGAATTGGAAAGATTTTTATCTCATATGGCATGGCGTGAGAGTAAAAATACATCTAGAATTGTCAACCAATTTGGTATGATGGGTAAATACCAGTTCAGCCCATCAACTGTTAGAGGATTAGGATTCAACGTTTCTCAGTCACAATTCTTACGGGACAGCGATTTACAAGATTCCGTTATGGTTGCATATATGCGATCAAATAAGAAAGATTTGATAAAAATTATCAATCGATATGACGGACGAGTACACAAAGGCGTAAAGATCACCGAGGCAGGAATGCTCGCCGCTGCACATTTGGGAGGAAGCAATAGTGTTGTAGCATGGTTTAATGATGATAGCTATTCTGGGAGAGCAGACGCAAATGGTACCAGTATTAGAAATTATATGTCAGAATTTAGTAAATATAAATTGGAGTTATAAATGTTGCAAATGATAATTACAGTATTAATTGGAGTATATGTAGCGGGTAGTGTGTATATTATATGGAATCTGTTGAAGAAAACAGAAACTCAAGAGTTAGCTTTGATGTCTATGTATGCACAAATTTCTACCGTTTTATATACAATGAAAGTGTTAGATGAACGGCAAATGTTTGAATCCGATGATGAAGTTGGAACCGTATACGCCCAAGTATCAAATACTGTAAAGAGCTTACAAATAATCTTGGGAGAAAATATTGATGGAATTGAAACAACAGAGGAATAAATTAGGAAGAGTATACTTTACAGATGAAACGGAAAACGCGATTGTAAAATACAATGAATCTAACGATCTCGACGAACGCGAAGAGATTTTTAGAGAATATATTCATGCGCCATTGGATAAAATGGCAGAAAACATAATTAATAGATTTAAATTTCCTTATATGGATGGTACATTTGAGGAAATTAAGTCACAAGTAGTTGCATACTTAGTTATGAATTTACACAAATATACCGCCGACAAAGGAAAGGCGTTTTCGTATTTTTCAATTGTAGCAAAAAATTATTTAATATTAAACAATAATAATTTTTACAAAGAAGAAAAGCGAGTTATCTATTTAACGGATAAAGAAGATGATACGCATTCAATAGAAGAATTACTAGTGGTGGATACGCATCAGACCGAAATACGAAATGATTTACGAGACTTTTTAGAGTTATCTATTCAATTTTGGAATTTTAACATCCCAAGATTATTTAAAAAGAAGCGAGATGTAGAAATCGCATTTGCTGTAGTAAGATTAATGGAAAGAATAGATAGAATAGAGAATTTCAACAAAAAAGCTCTATACTTAATGATCCGAGAGATGACCGATTATAAAACCTCTCACATTACAAAGGTCATCAATAAAATGAAAGGGATTATATTTAGACAACTAAATGAGTTTAGGCAAACTGGACACGTTTCAGATCCCTCCAACTATTTTGTATATAAAAACAAATAAATCTTATATTTATATAAGATACACTCTTACAAAATATTATGTTTAATACAGAACTATTCCAGGGAAAGACGCTATCTGATGTGTTTGCGGACATCTATAAAAACACAGACGCCAAGCGCAGTCAAATAACTACATTTATTACCAAACTGGTGACCTTAATTAGGACACCAGAGGATGCCACTATCATAGGTCCAGTTATAAAAGAATTTTTAGACGTATCTGTGAAAAATGATGAGCATATCGTGCGTCTAGCACAGATTGTACAGAGACTTGAATTGGTAACTGCTAAAGGGTCATCTACCGGCGATTTATTGAGCGATGAAGAAAAACTTCAATTGCTGGCAAATATAAATGAAGAGGTAGAAGCAGTACATAGACAAGTTTTAGAAGATGAAATTACCAATTTAAAAAGTAATATTTAATTATGGTAAGAAATCCGAATCGAAGTAGCGTATTTGGCAGTGAACACATAGCCGATGGCATGTCCGGAATGTCAACGACAACTAACTCTCCGAAGTTTTATGAGGGTATAGTCGTTGATATTATTTTGAACGAAAGCAGAGATGGCGAAGACGGATATGGCGCAAACGGATTTAATATAGGGGCAGCTAAAATTCGCCCATTGAATAATCCATTAGCGAACACGGCAGATTCGGATGATAAGTTAAATTGGATAGAACCACTGGAAATGCGATTCGCAGATTATCCAGTTATTGGTGAAATGGTATTGGTGTATGTCATTGCAGAAACTCCATTTTATACTAGACCACTGCCCATAGGCAAAAAGCCAACAGAAAACGCTTTTCTAAATACCCATACAGTTTTAAAAAATTCATACGCAACTAATTCCCCCGACGCTCCGCCAAAGCCAACAGGCCAACATAAATTTGGTCAGTATTTTAAGCCACTAAAAAACGCCCATTTCTTGCGACCATTCGAGGGCGATGTAATATTACAAGGTAGATTTGGTAATACTATAAGATTTGGTTCTAGTCAAATTGGACCGGATTCTTTAGGACTAAATCCTAACATATTAATTCGCGTAGGAGAGCCACCAAACAAACCAAAAGTTAAGGGTGTAGATAACCCACACGGTTTGATTTACGAAGATGTTAATTTAGATGCATCATCGTTATATTTAGTTTCTGATCAGAGAATTCCACTTGAACCAGCCACCAAAACAGGAACATCTCACTTACGCTCCGCAAACGAAGCAAAAGGTCAACTATTTGCCGGAAGTCAAATTTTATTAAATTCCGATAGAATTATAATAAACTCCAAACGATTTCAAACATTTTTATTTTCTGCGGAAGGCATACACGGGAATGCATTAAAAGATATAACATTTGATACGGATCAAAATTTTAAAGTTAGTACAAATATTGATACCAAATTTTTAATTGGAAAAAATCTTTCTATTAATGCTAGAGAAGATGCGTTTATTACCATTGGCAGAAATACAGTATTAACATCTAAAACTAGATTGGCATTACACGCCAATAAAATTTTTGTTGGAAGCAAAGAAGACGATAAGGAACCTATAGTGGGTGGCACATCGCTTTCTAAATTTTTAGCACGATTGATTATGGCACTGGTAAACACTAGCCTACCAGAACCACCAGCTGCATTTACAGTTGGACCTAATCAACAACTTCACGTAATCGGCACAAAATTAGCGCCAGGTGTAGTATCATCACTATTGAAACTATATACCGAGTTAGTAAAGCCTAATTCCGGTCAAGATTCTCCGAAACCCTTTGCGGGTGCTCCATTTAATAGTAAAGATAATTTCGTTTCATTGGATAATGCGGATCCTGAAATAGATGCAGTACAACAACCGCTAACCGCCGAAGAACGTCAGTCGCTAGAAGTATATAAAGCAGAAATTGACAATCAGATTGCACTAACGTCTCCAAATGATCCTGGTATAGAAACTGCTCGTGAGGAAGCAAGCTTTGTTCAAGAACAACTTGATACAAATGAACCTGCCGCAGATCCAGCGCCATCGGAACCAATATCAACGGATATTGAAGGAATTTGCAAGAGAATCGTAGAAGAAGCCAAAAAGGATATTGGATTGCGAGAACTTTCACTTCCAGATACGGTAAATACAAATCCACCAATAAGAAAACCATTTAATAGTAATAGACACCCGGACATTGATGCGATGCACAGAGCATGTGGATTAGATAACGCGACACAGTTCAATACGACTGGAACAGGATACCATTGGTGTGCATCGGCGGTATCTAAATGGTGGAGAGCAGCAGGAGCACAAGTTCCTCCGTTTGGAATAACAACTCCACAAGGAAGAAAAATTGCAGGTGGTCCTGCGTCATGTCAATTCTGGTATGATTGGGCTAGAGCATTTGGATATCTAAGTGATGTACCTGTTGTTGGTGCGGCAATTTTGTATTATGGAAAAGGCAAATATCATCATATTGGCATAGTTTCCTCCGTATCCCCACTTCGCACTATCGAGGGAAATACATCCGATCCTTCGGGGGGATTTAATAGAAATGGAGTTACGTGTGCCGAGAAGTCCCCGAGAGGTGGAAGAAGCGTTGTATACGTACTGCCAGTACAAGGTAATAAAATTACTCCATGCGCATTAAAACAATTAGGAAGAACTCAATAATTATATAATATGACCAATCCATTTTCACTACCGCCATTGCCAGTAGCTAAGGGAATCTTAGGTAAAATACAAATGGCATTGACTATCAAAACAATGATAGAAGATAAAAAGAAATCAGCGGAAGCTATTAAAAATGCTGCCGTTGCAATGGCTTTGCAAAAAGCCAATGAGATTAAGGATAAAAAAATACAAGAACTGCGGGAAAAGGGAGAAGTAGCAGTATCAGATAAAACCAAAGCTATACAAGAAAGAAAGCAACAAGCAACAAATTCCGTGACTTCTGCTAAAAATTTTTCCCAGCGGATGGCTGATGTTGATAAGAATCCAAAAATACAGCAATTGCGAAGAGAAGAAGCGGAGTTGGGTGCTAGACTCACAGCATTAAATGCTGACATTTTAAGTGACCCAAATCCACAAAGCAAAGCTACAAAATTGGTTGAATACAGAACGTTATTAAGTAAAAAGGTTAATATTACAAGAGAAATACTTTCCGAAAGAAGTCGATTGTTAAATGAAATTAGGCAAGGTCTTTAAATATACAAGGAGATATGTATGGATAAGAAACTATTAAAGGCATATATAAGAACTATAGTAGAAGAAGAAGTTGAGCGCATTTTACCAAAAATGATAAAGGAACAAATAGAATCGGTAGTAGATACCAACGCAAATACCAAAATGGTATCGGAATCCACCACTAAAAAAGCACCGATTTCCAAGCAAGATTTGGCATCATTGTTGGGAATAACTCGCGATGGTGATACTTTGCGGGCAACGACCTCTGGGGTAAAGCAAGCCCATAATCTACCATCTAATGTACCAGATTATATAGAAAGCGCAATCACCAGAGATTATTCTGCTTTAATGAAAGCAATGAATAAGAAAAATTAATATATGCTAAAGCGCAGAAGAAATTTTGGTATAGGAGTTACTCTGCCATTTAGGCGGGGTAATTCTGGCTATTTTGAATCCTCAACGGAAATACTTCCACAAATCAAATCAAATTTTAAAAATTTGATTATGACACGAATTGGGGAGCGGTTAGGCCAACCAGAATTTGGATGTAGAATTTGGGAATATATATTTGAACAATGGAATCCTGATACCGTTAGAGGTGTTAGGGATTCTGTTATTGATGCTGTAGATAGATGGATGCCATTTTTGGAGCTACTACAAATTGATATACAAAGTGGCAATGATAACAAAGCAATTGATAATCATACTATAAATCTTTATGTTAGATATAGAATAAGAGAAAACGCAGATTTAGAGGATGAAATCGTTATTCCTGTATCTAATTTTAATGTGGAGTAAATAAATGGCAATAACCAATCCTATCCGACGAGATTATAGCCCAAATGTAAAGGATATAAATTATCTAAATAAAACATTTCCTGAGTTTCGTCAGAGTTTAATAGATTTCGTTAGATCATATTATCCAGATTCATATCAGGATTTTAATGAATCTTCGCCTGGTATGATTTTCATAGAAATGGCATCATACGTAGGCGATGTATTAAGTTTTTACATAGATAATCAATTTAAAGAAAATTTATTATTACATGCCGATGAACAGAAAAATATTATAAATATCGCACAAGGATTGGGGTATAAGCCAAAACTATCGGCGGCGTCTTCAGTAGATGCGTATATATATCAAGTTGTGCCTGCGCTAGGATTGGTGGATAACTATGAACCAGACCCGTCGTATTATTTGAAAATTGGAGCCAATTCTTCATTTAGAAGTGATACTAATCCAAGTGTAATTTTTAGATCTTCTGAAGATGTAGATTTTTCCGATCCAATTGATAGAGATATAACTATTAAAACGACAACAGGAACTATTCCGACTACATATCTAGTTAGAAAAAAAGTAAAATTAATATCCGGTGAAGTCAAGGTAACCAATGTAACATTTGGAAGTCCGCAAAAATTTTCAAAAATTGTTCTTCCTGAAAATAATGTCATTTCTATATTAAACGTATTTGATTCCGATGGGTTTACTTGGAACGAAGTAGATTATCTAGCACAAGACGTATTATTAGATGAAAGAGAAGTGTCTGGAAATACAGAAGACGGAATTCCTCCATCAAAGTTATTTAATTATGTCAGATCGCCTAGAAGATTTATCAGTAGAATCAATGATAGATTAGAAATGGAAATGATGTTTGGTTCAGGAACGGATAACGTGGCAAATGAAATAGTTACTCTGGATTCCAGACAAATAGCAACCGATACGTATGAGCAGAAGATTGCAAATACCGCATTAAATCCAATTAATTTCTTAAGCACAGAAACATACGGACTTGCGCCTGCAAACACGCAAATAACCGTAGAATATTTGGTCGGTGGCGGAATTAAAACTAACGTTCCATCTAGAAGCATTACGAAAATTGAAAGTATAAATATATTAAATTCAATACAAGATTATCCAACAAACGAACTACGAGCGATTTTTGATGCTGTTGTAGACTCGGTGGCAATCATAAACGATGAACCTGCTACTGGTGGTGGTGATGGCGAAACTATAGAAGAAATTAGACAAAACGCATTGGCATTTTTCGCCGCTCAAAATAGAGTAATGACGGCTGATGATTATGTGGTAAGAACATACGCACTTCCAGCTAAATTTGGAAAAGTTGCTAAGGCATTTGCTATTAGAGACGAACAAATAAATGCTGTAATAACCGCCGAGCAAACCAATACCAGAACAGAAAGAACTTTCGTAAGCGATCCGGCGGCACCAAATGCAATAAATTTATATGTATTGGGATACAATAAAGATGGGAAGCTTACAGTATTAAATTCATTGGTAAAGAAGAATTTAGCTAAATACTTAGAATCGTACAGAATGCTAACAGATGAAGTTAATATTTTGGATGCGTTCGTAGTTAATATCGGAGTTAATTTCGATGTTATAGTGTATAAAAACTATAATATGAATGATGTTTTAGGAAGATGTATAGATGCAATTGTAAATTTCTTTGATATTGATAAGTGGAAAATACAACAACCAATTATATTAGCAGATTTGCGAAATACTATAGGATCCGTTGAAGGAGTACAATCGGTAATATCAGTAGACATTACAAACAAGTATCAATTCAAAGATGGCAGTGATTACCAAAATTACAGATATCCAATCGATGAAGCTATAGTAAATGATGTTGTATATCCGTCATTGGATCCTTGCATTTTTGAAATTAGATACCCAGAAACCGATATAGTAGGGAGAGCAAGACAATGATAATAACACTAACTGCTTCGGCAGACGCCAGTATATATCAAAGATTCCCTACATTAAACACAGGGTATGATGAGATATTAGAAATAGGAAAATTAAAAAAGCAAGGAGATGATGATACGGTTTATTCTGGAAGTAGTACTGTAGTATCATTGATAAACTTTGATGTAAGTGATCATGCAAATTGGGCACCTACTGCTAGTATCTATTTAAATTTAAAAATTGCTAGCGCATCTTCATTGAATAAAAATCAAAGTGTTGTGGCATATTTAATGTCAAGTTCATGGGAAGAAGGGAGTGGATATTATCTACAACAGCCATATAATAAAGAAGATGGGGCTACTTGGACCAGTGTAAACGGATTATACTCAAGTAGTGTCTCTGCCAGTTATACCATTTCAACCTATCCAATCCAAGATATAAAATTTGATATTACATCTTTAGTAAATTATGGAATATATTCTGCTAGCTGGAATGGATTGGCGATCACCCTCCCAAGTGCATCGTTGGTAGATGGGAATAATAGTTCTAATATAAAAGTATTTTCTTCTCAAACGCATACTATATATCAACCTACACTCACTGTGGAGTGGAACAATCAAACATATTCCACTGGGAGTTTGAAACCATTACCCACCGGAGATGTGGAAATATCATATAAAAATATAAAAGAACAATATGTATATGGTACAAAGCAAAATGTATATTTGGTAGTAAGAGACAAATATCCTTCCAAATCATTCAATACCGTATTGCGGTATCAAAACAAATATTATTTACCAAAGACTTCATATTATAGAATAGTAGATATTGCCGCGAATACTCTAATTAATGATTTTACTAGTGCGGCTACCGTAGATTGTTCCGATAATTCAAATTATATTTTGTTAGATACAACAAAATTGAGTAGAGGAAGATACTACAGATTAGAATTTAAAATAGTAAAATCCAATGGTGAAATTATATTTGTATCTCCTTTGGAAACATTCACGGTAAGATAAAATGAATATAATTCAAATAGCTATTCCGCAAACTCGAATTGAAAGTACAAAGGAATCTCCCGATAAAGAATTAGTTACGGTAGATTTATTCAATAATGGATTAAATCAATTCGAGTCATTTGAATTAAATAAAGATTTATTAAATCCTCCGATAATACCTATTTCTATAGAAACTACGGATCTAAAATTAGAAGATTCTATAAAGGTAGATTTAGATGCAAAAGTTGTAGTATTTTTAACGGAAGATAACACTAGATATGAAAATGAGCAAGAATATTTTTTCCCTATATTTAGAGAAATTATAAATCCTGATATATCATATACTAGATTTGACACAACTTTTTCGGAATTATAATCTATGGCTACTCAACAAAATTACACAGAACTATTACAGCCCAATACAATTAGATACACGGTATCTCGTGTAGCAACGATTCCAACGGATGAATTGTTATTTGCAGTAGAGCCTGCTGATTTTGGGTTTACTAATAAGGATAATATAGAAATACATTTTTATTCCAGATTGACCAAAGATTTAGCGTTTTCTCAGCGGATAGACTTAGTAGATGATATCTTAGGAATACGAACTATAGATTATATAGACAGTAAATTTAGAAATTATATAACTTTTGATTTTAATAAATACATTGAACTGTATCCGCTAAAAATATCACCGGGCGAATATGAAATTGTAATTAATATATTTAGCGATGAAATTGGAAGTTATAGCGATAAAAAATTAATAATTAATGCAGTTTCTGATAGTAGAACCGAAGTCAATCTACGTTTCAAAGAACAAACAGAAACTAATATTCTGGAATTGAATGAATTTGTGGCGCCTGCGATAAGCAAGCCATATTTAGATGGAATTTTACAAAATATTTTTATAACTGCTGGAAGACAGTCAGATTCCACTATTGGCGTTACTATAGGAGATATTTTATCTCAACTGTCGGAATCCGGTGAAACTGTAGATTTGAATAGAACTAATCAGATAGGAAAACTTCAATCGGTACAGGCATTAATAGCAAACTTACTAGAAACGGTATATACTAGAATTAGAGAAATTTTGGTAAGTTATCCTAAGTTTCGTATCACAGAAGAGGAAGCCAAGCTAATTATAGAAAGAGTTTTCTTCGAAGAATTTAATAAAGTCAGAGACTCGTTGCGATCTGATATAATACTTACCTAGGATTAGATATGATTAAAGTAAATAATTTGTTGCAAATCGACGAAGATTTGAGTTCACTATTAAAATTCGTATATTTGCGAGGTTCAAATACAGCACTTGGACAGGTGGGGTTTACAGCAAGAAACATACATACTAGAAGAATCAGAGCAAGTATAGCCGGAGATGCAGGAATTCAATTTATTCCTTCGACGTTTGAACTAGATCCTGGTCAAGTCAGAACTGTATTGCTAAATGTTGCTGACGTTGCGTTTTTAGAAACTCTTCCAGTAGGAACTACATCTGTAGATTTTAGAATTTCTGCATCCGAAATTCTACCACCGGTGGTGCTATTGCCAGAACCAAGAGTTCCTGGTCTTCCTCCTGCGCCTGCAATCGTATTAGGGTGCTTGGATCCGAGCGCAACAAATTACAATCCATCTGCTAATATGAGCGATGGTTCATGTCAATATCCACCTATATTGCCTCCGTCGATTAGAGGATGCACAGATCCAAATTCAATAAATTATAATCCGTATGCAACTTTAAATGATGGTAGTTGTATAGCTAGAAGTCCTATTCCTGATATACCACCGCCACCGGTATATGGATGTATGGATCCTTCTGCATTGAACTATAATCCAACAGCTACCGTAAATACCGGATGCCAATATAAACAACGAGTTCGTGGGTGTACAAATCCAAGAGCAACAAATTATAATCCCAATGCGGAAATAGAAGATGGATCGTGTACGTTACCAGGACGTTGGGTTCTGGTGGAAACTGCACGACCATATTCCACTTCAACTACGGTAATTACACAAAAATCTCCTGAAAATAGACAAGAGGCATCTGCAGATAATAACTTTGTTGGTGGCTACTATTATACGGAATATGGATATATAGAAACTACTACATATGGAGCACAATATACATATCAATTAGAAGGTGATGCATCGGTGGCAGGACCAAGACCAACGGATCCTCCCAGAGAAGTAAATGTTATCAGAGGTGACATAACTGTCATCGCAAATAGATTTATACGTGGCGATGATCCCGTATTTGAGGTATGTAATAGAATTGGAGAAGTTACACAAACTAGGGATATAGGAAATGGATACGCCAATATATGTAGATTAATTCAACATGAATTCACTCCAGGAGGTTGTAGAGAATCTTGTGTGAATGAATTTGTTGGTGTATATGGATGTACAAATCCACGAGCAAGAAACTATAACCCATCGGCAACCATAGATGATAATTCATGCATAGTTATCGAAGCTCCAATATACGGTTGTACCGATCCATCGGCAATCAATTATAATAGTTCCGCAACGGTCAATGATAATAGTTGCACATACCAAGTGCGTGGATGTACCGATCCAGCCGCTCTAAATTATAATCCATCGGCTACTATAAACGATGGTAGCTGCACGTATCAACGTATAACAACGACAGTTAGAGGATGCACAGATCCTGCAGCAACAAATTACAATCCATCCGCAACTCAAAATGATGGCAGCTGTAATTATATCACTCCTTCGATTTATGGTTGTATGGATCCATCAGCGATAAATTATGATCCTAATGCAACTTCAAACCAAGGCGTAATTTGCTCTTATCCCACCGTAGGTGGTGGCGGCGGCGGTGGTGGAGGTGGTGGCTTTATTTATACAGGGATTAATGGAGATGAGCGTACCAATGCATTTGGTGGTGGTACTGTAAATGAACAATTTATGATTTAATGATAGATGATAATCGACGACGATATTAATAAATTTGTTGACGAACAAAGTGGCGGAGGCGGTGGATCTTCGTATGGCGGTGGTACAGTTGGTACCACCGTCGTATATGGTTGTACCGATCCAACGGCTTTTAATTATTCACCAGGCGCAAATGCGGATGATGGAAATTGTCAATATTATACACAAACGCCAATAGGACTTCCTCCTGCTCCAATTGTAGGCTGTACAGATTCCAAAGCATACAATTATAATTCATCGGCTACTCAAGATGATGGAAGTTGTAAATATCCACCGGCTGTAATATTTGGATGTACGGATTCCACGGCACAGAATTACAATCCAACCGCAACGCAAGATGACGGATCGTGCATAAGGTTTATAGGACTACCCCCTATAGATTTAACAAAAACTATAGGATGTAAAGATCCTACGGCATTAAATTACGATCCAAATGCATTTGTATCGGATGATCGATTATGCGAATATCCACAAATTGAACAAATAAGAGCAGGATGTACAGATCCAAGAGCAAAAAATTATAATCCATCTGCTATTGCAGATGATGGGTCATGCCTTTTTTACCCAGCAGGAGATGATAATCCATCGCACATCTATGGGTGTACAAATGCCACGGCTGTAAATTATAATCCCGAGGCGACTCTAGATGATGGTAGTTGTACATTTGCAATTAGAGGATGTACCATATCATCGGCAATAAATTATAATCCATATGCTAGTATTGATGACGGTACATGTGTATTTGATGAGCAAGTATACGGATGTACCGATCCATCTGCAATTAATTATAATAGATTGGCGACGGTTGATAATGGTATATGTAGATATTTAGAACCTGTTGTCGGATGTAAAAATCCAGAAGCATCAAATTATAATCCATCGGCGGCTATTCACGATGGTAATATGTGTGAATATCCCCCTCCGCCGTTGCCACCACCACAACAGCCTCCTGCATTTGCTGCTGTAAATTTGAATGCAAATATTCAAGTGGTGGACAATCTACCAGTTCAAGTTACATTTAATGTAGTTGATCCTTCTCCTGCCGGGATAATTACTATTGAAGTGGAACCAATCCAAATTGATGTATCTTCTGTTATACTTGGATTGATTAACTCATACATAACCGATGCATATATTACATTTATAGATCCATTACGGTTCTATAAATTATTATTAAATTTTGGCGACGATGCACAAAATGTAATTGCAAACTATAGATTGAATCCTATAAGTGCAAACGAATTACAATTAAAATTAACAGCGCCAATTCCAGAAGAATATGGTGTTAATTCGAATGTATTCTTATCAAGAGAAGTAGCAAAAACATTTATAGATGAAATTAAAGTTGCACTAGCCGCACCAAAAGACAAAACGCCATATCTTAGACCATTAAATACTAAAATTAAAGTTCCTGGTAACTATAAAGAAATCGCACAAGCCACATTACAGACATTACAGCTTGACATAGGGGCAACCGGTAGAATTGAAAATGCAGCTTCATACGAGGATAGCATTTTTAGAAAATGGTATTCATATGATTGGAATTCATCGGAATTAAATCAAGATTTTGCCGACTATAATAACTTCGTATTTTATGGTTCTGCGGAATTGCGACTGAAGGCGTTCCGAGAAAAACTACGTCAGCTTGAATTGGAACAAAATAAAGTAGTACAAACAGTATACCAAATTACGACAGGATCGGCATATACAGGATCAAATTCTCAAATAGCTGGACCTATTTCACTAGGTAGTTCTTATTCGGATGTGACGGTTGTTAGCGGTTCTCTTGCAACGTATAACACATTAGCTACTGCTTCATTAGGAGCGGCACTAAATATAGAAAAAATAATTAGATCATTCGATCCATATGAACGGTATTTATTCTATTCTGATGGAACCACCCCATATTCCGCCAGCGCAGATTATGTAGCTGATGGATACGAATATTCTGCAAATGGTGCATGGCCTAAAAACCAAGCAAATCAATTATATAGTTATACTTCATCTGTTGCGACTGCGTGGTTCACTACACAATCATTAATAGCACAAAGATTTGATGAGTTCAATCAAAACTCATTGATGTATACCATCCCAAATCATATCTATTATGATGATGATTCTCAATCATTTACTACATTTATTTTAACGGTAGGACATTTCTTCGATAATATTAAACCATATATCGATCAAATGACTACGAACGTTTATGATAGAGGTTTTAATCCTGATGAGGGAATGTCAATCGATCTCATATGGGAAATCGCAGAAACGTTTGGAGTTAAATTACCAAATCCATACAGTGTATACACATTACAAGAATATATTTTACCGAGCGCAACAAGTTCTACGCAGATTCGTAATGTTTCTGCCGAGACATGGAAGAGATTCTTAAATAGTTTAATTTTCTTATTAAAATCTAGAGGAACTAAAACTGCAATTAATTCGTTCTTAAGAATTTTAGGAATACATCCACAGGTAATATCAGTTAAAGAATCGGAAGTTAACACTACTTCTTCGTTCTTTATTACAGAAGAGTTTAGCAATGGATTAGAATTTGATGGTGCAATTTCTTCTTATATAAAATTGCCAATGTCATCTTCATTACGAGATGCAAAGACCATTCAAATAAGATATGCAACTAATATAGAGCAAAACGCAACGCTAGGAAATGCAGATACTAAATTTGCATTGAACATAAAAACATATCCGTCTGATAGTAGATACGGTAGACTTGAATTAATTAGCTCAAGTAATGTTATAGTATCTAGCAGTTATATGAAGATGTTCGATAATGAATTTATAGATGTTATGCTGCGAAGATATCCGTCATATGTAGATATGACTGTTATAAAAAACGATGGTGAAGAAGTAATATATTCGTCATCCAACGTATCTTCTACAGGAAACATTATTAATCTATGGACTTCTTCGCGAGATTTTTATGTAGGTGGATCGGGATCATTAAAACTGGCATCTAATTTTGATGGTATAATTGATGAAGTTAGAGTTTGGGGAGAATTAATAGAAGACGATACGTTCATACAACAAACGTTCGATCCAGGATCATACACGGGTAATACATATACATCCTCAATAAACGACTTATTCGTCCAGTTATCATTTAATAGAGAATATGATCTATCAACTAGATTCTTAGGAAACGAATCGCCATATTTTAACTTAAATGGTGTAAGTGATCCGTTAGATGTAATTGCTAGAACTAACATTGAACTAATTAATGCCGAAGGATTTACATCAACTTCTGCATATACCAGATTTAATAGAAAGGTAAGATTAAATATTCCAACATTTGGAGGATCGTCATACACTACTTCTAAAGTAAAAGTGGCAGATGCTCCTGTATTTTCTCCCAGAGATTTGGATGCAAATAATGTTCCTGTTTTAAAGCGTAAGTCTAGTATCGTATCATTAAAAGATAAAGAATTGCGTCAAAGTACAAACATCGTAAGCATAACGATATCTCCTGCGGATTTCCAAAATCAAAATATAGCTCGTGCGTTTGGTGGATTTAATGTAAATAATTTAATTGGAGATCCTGCAGAGATAGCTGCACCAGAATATAAAAAGTTAAAAGAACTGCAAAACATATACAGTAAATATTTTTATAGCAAAGTTGATACAAATAGATTGATACGTATTTTTGAAACTGTATTAGATGGAATGACAGATTTTATTGATTTCTTAGTTCCGTTAAAATCAAAACTCCAAACAGGCATATTGATTGAGCCTAATATGCTTGAGAGAGTTAAGGTTTCAAATTATAAGAGAATTTCTGTAGATGGATCTCAAACTAGAAATTCTATAAATTCTGCTAATACTGCAAGTCTTTTCGTTGCAACGGATCACATCTATTCGTTAGAAAAAACTATAAATACATTAGAAACATCATTCAATCCTGTATTAACATTTAATGAAAGTTCATCATACCAAGATTATTATATTAATTTAACCGGATCCGCAGTAACTCCTGCGTTCTTTGATGAGAAATCAGTAACATCTAATTCTGTAGCTGACCGTTCATACTTGGTAAATACTTCAAGTATTAATGTCAAAGATACCACGGATATAACGTCATCAATGTATTCAGATGGTAGAGATTTTATACTATTTGAAACTGGTGCGATATTTGATAATAGTATGTCGATGCCAGGAATAACATTTGATTATAATTCACCATCGGAATTTGCTATAGAAGATGGCGGGGTATTCTTGCGAGATTTATTCACGACGGGATCGGTTATTAATACAAGCGATATAGTCAACACGCGAGTAGACTATGGAACCACAGCAAAGTCAGGATCTACAGATGTAACGCACCAAGTATTAGATTTAGTAAAGGATGGAGTTACATTAGATCAAAAGCTTTCATACATAATTGGTGGAAAGGATTATTATGGTAACTATAATTCTGTAGGAGAACGTACCGAAAGTGAATCGATAGAAACTATTGGTATGCATAACCTAAGAAATATAGAAATTGCATCCGGATCAATTCCTGGATCACACACTCCATACATAAGAAATTATATACAAAGAGAAAATATAATAGATATGAATACTAATAATATTCATAAATGGGGTATTGGATTTGACGGGAATAGAATAAAATATGTTACAGATGGAACCGGGCAAGTATATCCATTTGCTATGGGTATTGCATTAGGAAATGATGCATCAGGAAATCCATTGGATAGAACAAATATAAAATATCTATATGAAATAGGACCTATTAGTGATTTTACTGACTTAGGAGTTACTACATATTTTTATAAGAGCGATGGATTATATACATTCCCAACAAGAATATATTCGATAATCGGCAGAAATACTTATAATTTCTTACCGGGCGCATATACAGATACTCGTATATTGAGTGGGTCATTTGCTGAATGGACATATGGAACTGCATATTCAGAAAATGATGTAGTGGTGCAAAATATTTCTTCCGTAACTGATATATCCGATCCAAATGTTTCTACATTAAAAACTCTAAATACTAAAGTAATTAATCAAATAGAAACTGTTAGATTAGCCAAACAAGAACTCGCAGGTGCCAGCGACGAAAATAGATCTACTCTGACCAATGCACTTAGAGATGCGGAACGAATACTAGACGTATATACCGAAGATTATAACAAGTTTAGAGATGATTTACGAGCGGCAGCTGCCGGAAATAAATATTTCTTTAGATTTAAGAGAAAGACATCGATTTCTCCATACTACTCATATATTCCTCCATTCATAGATAGACAGAATTGGGAGTTATTGGTATACACGCCTAATCTACAACAAATTGCCAAGCGAGTGTTGCTAGATACAAATCAACTGGATATTTATAGTAGAGCATTTTCCGGACTGACAGTTACAGATCCATCTAAAACTGGAGATATCATCGGAAGAAATGAATTTATTCTGAGAGATGATATAGTATTTGGTCCAAATCAAACCCTTCAAGGTGTGTTTAATTTGGCAAAGGTAGCTGAGTTATTAGCATTGAAGATGGAATCTTCGACAAATTATAGAATCAGATTATACAGAACAGCTACACAACGTGCAGATGACGCATCCAGAGCGTTTGGAGCAGAACCCACAGGAGATCATGGAGTATTATTCGACGGTATAGTAGAAAATACGAGTTATAATATTTTAAGTCCATCTGTTAGACTGGTAAATGGAGATGCTCCTGAAGAATCTGCTATATATTATAGTATAACTAACTTAGATGCCACACCAAAAGTATTTAAAATTAAGCTATATTTATATGTTTATGAGGGAGAAAAGCGAGTTCCTCTTGGGTATTTGCCTAGACATTATAAATTTACCAGAGATAACGCAACGGCAACTAAGAGAAGAAATTATATAGGATGTTTGCAGACTAAACAAACTACAACTGACGGATTGGAGCCAATTGAAGTCAGTATTAGTTCAGGAACGGATATTACGGTATCTAACACCAGCCCAAATGATTCTATAGTATTAGGCGGTGGTGGAACATTAAATGTCACGTAAAATCAAAGAAAAACAATATTGTATTATATTTATAGACATACATTTAGGAGCATAAATTATGGGATATCTTGACAAATCGGCAATCACAGTAGATGCGGTTCTTACCAAAAAAGGTAGAGAATTATTGGCGAAGGGCAGACAGGGATTCAAAATCTCTCAGTTTGCAGTAGCAGATGATGAAGTAGATTATACGTTATACGACACGGCGCATCCGTTGGGAACCGCATATTACGGATCCATTATTGAAGGTATGCCATTATTGGAAGCAACTTCAGATGAAACGCAAGCATTGCGGTTTAAACTAGTAACACTTCCACGCGGAACCAAGGAAGTTCCGATCATTTCTCTTGGCTATTCTTCAATAACATTGACATATGGCGTCTCGGCGGCGGTTACAATTGTACCGTCTACGTCACAAGGATTCAATGGTCCTGGATTTGGATATACGGCAGTGTTGTATGACAGTTCGGCTGGAATTCTATCTGGCACTGGATTAACCACATCACCAACTACTCCGGTATTTATTGGAGAAGGTGTAACTAATAATGCAACCGTTGTGCGTGGTATTCAATTTACATTAGCGCCACGAGATGTGTCGGCACAAACCGAAACGCAATTAACAATTATTGGAAACCAAACCGGTGCTTCGGTTACTATTCCAATTACTATAAAACCACAACCAGTAGCAACTCAAGGCTAATTCAGAGGATAATAACATATGTCAATTTATAAGCAATTCGAAGATGATGATATAGTAGAAGCCAACGCGACAGTTATTACCACTGGTATTTGGACAGGTGATACGGGTTCGCTTTCCGGTGACATCTATACATCAAGTGTTCAGGTAGGCAGAAGTGGTGAATATTATTATGATTGTTATCAAGCAAGCCCTCTTGCATCTAGTTCTGTCGCAGAAGTACAATTTGCGGTAACGTATGGACACGTCAGTGGTGGTGGTGCTCCTACACTATTGGATAATGATCTAGCAACTTTATCCACAAAGGCGATTTATAAGCAATATAAGAATTTATTGTTGGATACATCGGATGACTTATTTACCTTCTTGAATCACAATGCACAACATATCTATGTAATTAATTTCCAACGTGCACGTTTGAGAGAAAAATTAGATCCAGGCAATTGGGCGTTAACATTATCAGGATCTAACGGATTATTTACATTTATTGACGATAGCGGACAGACGCTTGGTGATTTGGCTGCAAATAGTAAAGCAGGTAGAGTATTCAATGTAGTACAAGGATCATTAACGGGTCCATCTGGTAGCACAATCACTGCAATATCCGCCAGTGGACATGACGAGTTAAGCGGACAAGTTGGATTTGGATTGGTATATCCTGACCTAGGATTGATTATCTTGAACCCAGATGCAATTTCACCGGTAGTAGGTTTTAATCCGTTCAAAGGAACAAATACAGGATCATATAGTTCATCTATACAAAACTTTAAATATACTGGATCATACGTTCCGTTTGCACCGTTTACTGCATCGTTGGTTGCCGCATCTGGAAGTGTACATCAATATAATCACGAAGCATTAGTGCGTTCTATGCAAATTGCAATGAGAGCAGGATATGATTTCCAAGCACGTTCGTCGGAAACTATTGCATCTACTCATTATTTCGTGAGATTGCGTAACAAAGAATTTAATTATTCAAACAATCCAACATTCTATAATGCAAGCAATGGATCAATCATTTTAACGGATTTCTATAAGGATCCTAAAGTGTTTGTCACATCAATTGGATTATATAATACACAAAATGAATTGTTGGCAGTAGCTAAATTAAGTAGACCATTAGAAAAGAGCTTTGACAAAGAAGCACTCATTCGAGTAAGACTCGACTTCTAATACTAGGGGGTTACTGTGAGTACACACAAAGCAATAGGTAACAATGATTACAAAATTGAAACCTATGTTGCATATGCTTCACAAAGCTTTGTTATAACGTCTGGGTCCGATGAAAATCCATCGGACCTAACGTTTAATGTAGCAACCGAACCTCCATATAATTGGCTAATTACGGGCAATCAAGGGACATTAAATATAGAATCACAGTTGTATTCAAATACGTTGTATAAATCCATATCACATCTATTTTATACCCAGGGAAACCAGGTGTTTTATAGTGGATCGGTGTCAGACGTTACGCAATACACCCCAACAGGTTCATTTTATGTATTAAGTGCAGCTTCTACCGTAGTGGGAGATGAAATTAAACCCTCCTCGGTATTAATTAAGTTGAATAATTCTGCGTCTTATATAAGTGATACACCAACATCAACCCCACAATTAGGATTGCTAAAGGTTAGTGGATCGTCAAATGTTGTGGGGAATGTGTTCTATAAGCATGGAATATTTGTTTTAAAGGAAAATAGCTTACCAAATACAGTAAATTCGAACGGAATTAAACTGGAAGAAGATGATACGCTGACTGTAGAATTTCAATCAACTGGAACTATTTATAAGCATAGGGTATCATGTGAAATTGAACCAAATGAATTTAATTTGGCATGGTTTAATCCAACAATTAGTGCATCATATGCAGCTTCGGGTTCTGTAGATGGTCAAGGTGAAAAAATATATAGTTTAATGGCTAGTGGTAGTTTAACCCCATACATAACATCTATAGGGTTATACAATGATGAATTTCAACTGCTGGCGGTTGCTAAATTATCTTCGCCTATTAAGCGGTCATTCTATACAAGACAAACATTTATAGTTCAGTTTGATACAAATTAACGGAGATTTTTATGGGCCTAAAAGAAATATACGAAGCATCAACAAATTCTGTTGTTAAGGATGCACGAGACAAAGCCGCCACCCCAGCAGCCGATGCTGATGGTGTAAACTTTTATGACAAAGATAGCACTTATCAAGACAACTTTAAGAAACGTGATTATTTAAATAAAGTTGTTACACAGGCAACAACAGATGATGCAACGAATGGAAAGTTTAAATCAAAAGCTTTATTATTCTATGCAGATTTAGTTGGCGCAGCAGAAGAAGGCACTCAATTGTATAATCAACGCGACAGCAACACCTATTATACAGAAATAAATAAAGCCACACGCGGAGTCACTCAGACATATACTCCAGCTACATAATAATTTATAGAGGTTATATGAAACCACGTAGTGCAAAAAATAAAGGAAAACGGTTACAGAATGCAATACGAGATTTAATTTTAGAGCACTTTCCGCAGCTAGAACCAGACGATGTGGTCTCCACATTAATGGGAGATAGTGGAACAGATATTAAACTGTCTCCTCTAGCACGGAAAGTGTTTCCGTATTCAGCAGAATGTAAAAACCAAGAAAAGTTAAATATATGGTCAGCTTTAGAACAAGCCGAGAATAATACAAAGGATAATACAGATCCCGTTGTGTTTTTTAAACGAAACAATACTAAAGTGTATGCAATTATAACGGCAGAACAGTTCTTTAAGCTGGTATCGCCACCAAAAGATAATACAGACGAGACTTGACATACATTTACCTAATGATTACATTTAGGTATGACTGATATTATCACTTTTCTATCCAAAAAATTAGGTAGATATAAGGCACATCCAAATAGTGAATATTATTTCACTTGTCCCTTTTGCCACCATTCTAAAGCTAAGTTTGCAGTAAACGTAGCTAAGGATAAGTGGCATTGTTGGCATTGTGGATCAAGTGGCAAAACAATTTTTAATTTGGTTAGAGTTCTAGATTTAAGCAAAAGTGAGATAGACGAGCTACGAGAACTACTTGGTAATTCACCAAAATTAAAAATATACAAAGAAAACACGGATAAAGTCGAACTCAGATTACCGGCAGAATTTAAACCGCTATGGAAAGTTAATAATTCTATTGAATACAAGCATGCGCTGGCATATTTGAGGAATAGAAATATTAGTATGGTGGATATTATTCGTTACAGAATGGGATATTGTGAGACTGGAAATTTCGCTCACAGAATTATTATTCCTTCATATGATGCGGATAATAAACTTAATTATTTTGTAGCCAGATCGTATTTCGATGCAAATATGAAGTATAAAAACCCAACCGTCAGTAAGAATATAATTTGCTTTGAGAGTTTTATTAATTGGAATCTGCCTGTTGTCTTGTGTGAAGGTGTATTCGATGCAATTTCCGTGCGCCAGAACGCAATTCCATTGTTAGGTAAGCATTTGCCTAAAAAACTGGAGCTTGCGTTATTAAAAAATAAAGTAAAGACGGTGTATGTATGCTTGGATAAAGATGCAGAATCGGAAGCAATGAAACTAGAAAATAAACTAAAGCAATATGATATTAATGTATACAGAGTATCAATTGCTACGGGAGATGCGGGAGAGATTGGATTTACAAAGGTATGGGAATTTATTAAGAATTCCAAATCTACTAGCTTTAAAGAATTGATAGAAAACAAATTATCTAATGTGTAGGTTATTATGAAAATTAAAGTTCCATTTAAAAAATTAGAACGTATTGCACACTTAGCAGATGTTCATATTAGATTATATAAGCGACACGATGAATATAAAGAATGTTTTGCTAAATTGTATGAACAAATTAAAACCTCCGACTTAACATCGGGGGTAATTGTCGTAGCTGGTGATATAGTTCACGCAAAAACGGATATGTCTCCTGAAATGGTTGCCTTAGCATCTGAGTTTTTTAAATCATTGGCAGATATAGCACCCACGCTTGTAATCGCGGGGAATCATGATTTTAATATGGCTAATGCAAATAGATTGGATAGCTTATCACCAATTATTGAACTAATAAATCACCCTAATTTACATTATCTGCGAGATAGTGGTATTTATAAAGTAGCGGATACAGACTTTGCGGTATTTTCTATAGTAGATGGCAAAGATAAATGGCCTGGTGTAAAAGATTGTACGGCAAAAAATAAGATCGCACTATATCATGGACCTGTATACGGAGCCAACACAGGTACTAATTTCACAGTAACGTCTAGACATGTAGAAGCACAAGCATTCGATGGGTTTGATGCGGTATTGTTAGGAGATATTCATACGTATCAGATACTACAGCAACGGGATATAAAAGAAAAGAAGCCTATCATAGTATATTCGTCGTCGTTAATTCAACAAAACCACGGAGAATTGTTAAATAATCATGGATGGTGTCTGTGGGAGGTTGCTAATTTCGCCCATAAGTTTATAGAATTACCAAACGACTATGGATTTTACACCTTCGAATGTACAGACAACGCAAAACTGCCTGTTCTACCAATTAAAAATGTAAGACTACGTATTTTCACGGGCGATGTCGATAGTGTATCTGTCAAAAAATTAATTGCTGCATTCAAAAAGAATTATAATGTAGTTGAATTAACTACAAACAAGCATAGATATGATGGGATTATCAAGCCTAAAACTGCAAAGCATACCGAATTATTAGATGTAACGAACGTAAATATTCAAAATTCATTGATAACAGAATATTTAAATAACGCTTCGGCAGATATAGATGATAAGATAGTTGAAGAAATTTTACAAATTAATTCAAATGCCAACAATCAATTGAAGCATGGCGACTATTCACGTAGCATTCAATGGCGACCAATTGAATTTAATTTCTCAAATATGTTTTCATATGGAGAAAACAATAAGATTACATTTGATAATATGAAAGGTGTCTATGGAATATTTGCACCTAACGCCAGTGGCAAAAGTTCTATAATGGATGCGTTGATGTTTTGTCTATACGACAAGACTCCACGTGCATCTCGGGCAGGACACGTAATGAACAATAGAAAGAATACCTTCGACTGCCAGTTGACGTTGCAAATAAGCAATACGATATATGTTATCAAAAAAAGAGGAACTAGAAAGAAGGGAAATGAAGTAAAAGTTGATGTAGAATTTTTACGACAAGAGCTAGATGGCACATTTGTAGCTCTAACAGGCCAAGAACGTAGAGATACCAACTCAATCATTCGTTCTTACATAGGAACGTATGAAGATTTTATTTTAACAACGTTTACAAATAATATGTCGGGTGCATTGTTTATAGATACTTCGCATTCCGAGCGCAAGGATTTGTTGTCTCAATTTATGGGACTCAATATTTTTGATAAATTGCATGAAATTGCCAACGAAGAAAGTAAGCAATTGGCTGCGATTATTAAAAAATTTAATAAGACCGACATTTCTGATAAATTAGTCAGTGTGCAGAACGCAATTGAAAAATTACAGATGGAAGAAACCACAGTAATTAAAAAATTAGATTATATTAAATCTATTTTATCGGATAGCGAAGTTACAAAAAGTTTATTGCTCCGAGATTTATTGCCATTAGCAAAAGATTTAGAAGATCCTGATCTACTAAACACAAAAAAGGCAAAATATGAAACACAAATTCAATCCAACTTAACAGAAACGGATGCATTAAAAGATAAGCTAGTTAAATTAATAGATTTAGAAAATAAACTGATACAGTCTACGGAGGCGGTGGATTTTGACGAATTGCAGAAAACTATAGCAAGTATGCAAGCAATTCAAAATAAAATTACACAGCTACAGAATAAAAAGAAACAGTTGTCAGTTTCTATTATCGAAACGGAGCGATTGATTTCAAAGTTATCGGATATTAAGTATAATAAAGAATGCGATATTTGTATACAAAATAATATTACATTTATCGATGAATTATCCGAGTCTAAGACAAAACTTGAAGATTTATCCGCACAAATTATGACTATTGATTTGGAAGTAGAAGCATTAGCTCCTAAAATTCAAAATATGGATGTTATGACAGATGCATTTAATGAATATACTACTAATTTAAATAAATTAACTAGAATAGATGCGGAAAAGACCAAAGTATCATCGTCTATAGACTCCTTAAATTCTTTTATACAATTGTTGTATAAAAATATTGAAGATGTCGATTTTATGATACAGGAATACAATAACAATTTGGATGCTATTTCGCACAATAAACAAATAGAATCCAAATTGGTTATAGCAGAATATGATATTTCTTCAAATAAAAAGCAAATTGATAAGATACAATCAACTATATTGGATGTCTCATCGGAATTAAAAGTTGCCAAGAATATAAAATCCACGATGTTAACCGAGATGTCTGAGATGGAGGAAACCGAGCGCAAATTTAATATTTACAAGCATTATTTACAAGCTACGGGTAGGGATGGCATTCCAAGAATGTTGTTATCTAAAGTGGTACCAACTATCCAGAACGAAATAAATACAATATTATCGCAGCTGGTTGGATTTACTATTACCTTAGAGATGGAAGGTAAAAATATAAATGCATATTTAAATTACGATCACGAGCGAGTTTGGCCTTTGGAAAATTGTTCTGGAATGGAACGATTTATTAGCGGAATTGCTATGAGAGTAGCTTTGCTAAATGCCTCCAATTTGCCAAAAAGTAACTTCTTGTTGATAGATGAAGGATTTGGTACCTTAGATTCTGACCATTTATCTTCGATGCAGACACTTTTTAGCCTACTAAAGTCTCAATTTGAATTTATTTTGATAGTTAGCCATCTAGATACGGCTCGTGATATGGTAGATAATTCTTTAGAAATTAGGCACAAAGATGGGTATAGTTACATAAACATTTAATATTTATAGGTTGCAGATATTTTGTAACCAGGAATACTATGCCAAGACAAAGAAAAGTATCTTTTAATCAAAAGTTAGTAACATATGACGTTTTAATTGAAGATACTTCCGAAAATTCACAGTATTTTAAAGTATCACAATTCCCAGAAGTGTTTACCGGCGGTAAGAATGGATTTCTAATCGCCGGTACACCATTTCTATTGCCAAATTCTAGCGTTTTGGTCGAAGTTGTAAATTCTGAAAATCAAACAATATATCACCAGGCTATACAAAATTACACAGAAGGTGCCTCGAAATTAATATCATTCGAAGTATACAATGATACAAAGCCAGGATTATATAAAGTAATTTTATTAGGGCAGGCTAGGTATTTTCTCAATGGAGCATCTATTCCTGATAATTGGAATAATAAGTATAATGTTCGATGGTCGCGTGACGTAATTATAGAACCGCGCAGACGAAATACAGCCCCAATCAGATTTTTAAACCAACCTAGGTTAATTTTAGATGATGAACAGATCATTTATATTCCATCGTCATCATATACAGTTGTATCAGAACCAATCAATGCTAAATTATACCCTAGATATAAGTCGTCTCTGGTAGGCGGGTATAGTATTGAAGCGGTTAGCGGAAGTATTTTCTCAGGATCTATAACGGATTCCGCTACATTAGTTGGAGAAATAACAGCGTCAAACGCCACTAGCGGAGAAGTATATACTAAAGCTATAAATTTACAGTTAGATAAAATATTAAATTCTACACATGCTGAATGTACAAGTTCGCTTATACAATTTAAAGACTATCTAGAATATCTTGATATAAAATCGGGAAGTTATTCATATTTTTCTGCACAGGATGGTGTAACATATAATATAACTTCATCGGTCGTATTGCAATATCCGGTGTTAACTATAAATGATTCCGCACTGCTAGATACAGGATCATACGCTAAAATACGATTTGTTAATTTAGAAACTGCAACCGGCGAAATATACAAAACCAATCTTTCATACAAAATCGCAGGTACTACTGGGGAATTTATAAGTGTTGCAAGAACTCCCATTCAAGTTTCCGAACTATTTGTAACATCATCTACAATTGGCGATTATCATATTGGTAAATTTGTTAGCGGTGCATTGCGAGATACTAAAACACATTGGTATGCGGCACCGATTACCTCAAGTGGAAATATAACATATCCATATTCTGCATCGGGATTATATCTAACGGCATCAAACGTATATGGATTGGAATATGATGCGTCTGAATTATTCAATGGAGTATATCCTATCGTTCCACTGACTGGATCATATATACCTCCTTATGTGTTCGGTACAAAGGATGCGTTTACATTATTTGCTACTTCGCAATATACGTTACAATTCAACGCAGTATACTCTTTATACACCGGATCGACAAGACTCAGCGATACTAGTGGTCAATTATACGTTTATCTGGCACCGACATCAGAATCTAGAATACTAGATACAAATCCTCTTGGGCAACTTATAGGTACCATAACACCGAACGATGGGACCGATAAGCAATATTTTGATGGCGTTTCATTTAATTTCAATCCGCAAGTAGTAGATTCGGGAAGCGTAACATTTAGATTTTTAGCTACCAGTGGATTCTGGAAGTTTTCAAACATTACATTAAAGCCTGCCGAAGAATTTGCGTTCAATCCGGACGAATCAATTATATTGATTCCAAATTTAGTGGATGGTAAGAGTTTAATTTATAAAGCAGAATTTTTTGATATAAATAACAATTCTACAAAGATTGAAGTATTATCTGAACCTGTATATTTCGCTGGACCTAGAAAATATTTGACATCGGCTACCGTAGGTGCTTCTTCATTAGATGGATTAACTGATGTTACATTAAGTTCACCAACGCCTGGTCAAATTCTAGCATATAATGGAAGTCAATGGATTAACGCTGCAAACAGTGGTGCAACGGGGATACAAGGGGCGACAGGTCCCACTGGAATAAGAGGAGCAACTGGAATACAAGGTCCCACAGGACCTCAAGGAACCACAGGACCTACGGGCATTCAAGGTCCTACAGGTGCACAAGGTATACAAGGACTCACAGGAACTACAGGACCCACTGGTATTCAAGGAACTACCGGACCCACTGGTATCCAAGGTCCAACGGGTATCCAAGGATTAACGGGCACTACAGGACCTACCGGTGTTCAAGGTACCACAGGACCCACCGGTATACAAGGACCTACTGGTATTCAAGGATCTACTGGACCTCAAGGCACAACTGGTCCAACTGGTATTCAAGGTCCAACGGGTGCACAAGGTATCCAGGGAACACAAGGAACTACGGGACCTACTGGATTACAAGGAACTACCGGACCTACCGGCATTCAAGGATTAACCGGTGCTACTGGACCACAAGGAATTACAGGCCCAACAGGCCCAAATATACCTGGGTTAGTATCGTCATCCACATTCTCATCCCCTTCCCAGGGAACAGTTAGAGCAGTAATAAATTCAACAACAACTGATGTAGATACCGGACTGCAAACAGGCGATAGTCCAACCTTCGCAGGATTAACAGTTGATACAAATACACTATATGTAGACGCGACAAACGACAGAGTGGGCATAGGAACCACCGTTCCAATTACAAAATTGGATATTAGAGGTGGTATACTTCGTACAAATACAAGAGTAGACGGTGGACAGAATTATCCTATGGGACATTATACTCCAGGAGAAACTGTATTTGAAATTGATTCAACGTGGAGTGAAGCGGAACTTCAGGAATACTTTAACTCCTCCGCAGTAACATGGGCAAATGATTCCACTTCACCAGGCGGATATGCAATTTCTATAGCAGGCGCGGTAAATGTGGGAAATGGACCATACGGATCTGGATTTCCATACATTCCTGTAGATCAAGACGATGTATTTTATATGGAATGTTGGATCAAAAACACATCAGGAACTAATACCCATTATATGGGATCTATTGATTATAATTCATCGTTTACAAGCTTGGGAGGTAATCCTGGTTCATTTGGATATTGGGTTATGAGTAATACAAATCCAGGAGCATCATGGACAAGAGTATCTGGATATATTGCAGGATTTGGTACTTCTACGGGACAATTCGTTGTGGGAACGAAATATTGGACTCCACAAGCATTGTTTAATTACACAGGCGGAGGTACGTGTTATATTTCTGGATGGAAAGCTATAAATGTAACTGCCCGTGGTAATAGATATTTTATAAGTGGTAGCGTTGGTGTGGGCACGACAAGTCCCTCATATACACTTGATGTGAATGGTACAACTAGATCTTCAATAATGAGAGCACCTACGGCATTGGTGATTCCTGTAGGAACCAATATGTATGCTACGTAGTAGTTTGGTTATATTTATATACGAACACTTACAGTGAAATATATGAAATTTACTATATTAGAAGCCAACAATTCTTCAAATGATGATGCATTCAATAAAACTATATCAATTATGCAGATGATAGACAAGCATAATGAAATAGTTTCTGAGTTAGATGAAGAATCAAAGAAAAATTGCACCATTAGTTATACCGATTCCCCAAAAGCTATGCGGAAAAAGTGCAAGCATGCCAGAAAAACTGGATATTTTCATATTCCATTGTATATGACGTTGTTTCCAAAGCATACTGAACCATCAACCACTGATAATTCATCTGGCGAAACTGATAGTGGTTCCGCAGAAGGTGGAGATTCTGGTATGGCTACCGAAGAAATTATAACGGATGCAGAATCTAGTACTGAACGGGTTCGTAGATACTATAAGCGCCATCCTAAGAAAGTTAAGCAATACTTGCGTAAAACTGTAAAGGATAGAGCAGCTAGAAACCGTGATCGTAGAAAGGCTGTAAAGAAATATGGCAAATCCAAAATGAAAAACCACGATGTGCATCACCCAAATGGTGCCAAGAATGGTAACTGGAAGCTAGCTAGAAAGGATCATGGTAGAGATACCAAGGATATGCAGAAGCGCAAAGCACAAGCGTTGGCTAAGATGAAGCAGAAGGCGCCACGACCAGCCGCTGCTCCTAAAGAAAAGCCAACGCCAGTAAAGAAATTAACATTCACCGCGCACATTTTCAAAAATTTGTCTCTTACGTTCGATGATGTTATCAAGATATTAGGCAGAGGGCTTGGAGAATTGCTAGGAATGGGATCAAAGATAACGGATAAGCTATCGCGTGAGACCGTTACTATGACTGTAAAAAATGGAAAGCTATTATTAATTAAAAATAAGAGTGATGTGGCAGATGTAGATAAGACAGGAGTATCTTCTAAGCAATATATCGATGCATTTGATGGTGATAAGCATCTAAAAACATCTATTGCCCAGACATTAGTAGATTTGGAGAAGATGATTCGAGCGGAAGGGAACACCGACGCAATGAAATCGGTGTTTGACAACGGGAAGAAGTTTATTTCATTCGATGTATATACTTCATCAGAAAATAATATAACTCCAAGCAATAAAAATTTTGTAGTATTTAAAGATGTGGTGTCATATAACGAAGATTATAAAACTGATGCTACGTTAGAAAACGCCAGCAAGTTTATTATTAGTAATATGCTAAAGTATCAATACGCATTAGATCCAAATAAAGTTAATAATATCTATTTTAGCGAAGAGCAAACATACAAATTAGAAGCACAAATAAAAAAATTGGCAGCTTCTATGGAAAAGTTGGCATCCGAATATGAATTGACATCGGAAGATACACTTAGAGATTATTTAGTTCAAGTATGCAACGAATTACTGATCAAATTAGAAAATGAAAATGATCTAGAGTTCACAGAACAAGAAAAAAATGATATCTTGTATCGATGGGTGGATAAAGAGGAGTTTGATTTAGATACTCTTGATGATAAGAAGAAGGATGCCATTAAAAAATATGAAAAGGATGCGTTAAAGCAAGATATAATCGATGGTATGTCAAATATACAATCGGTCATATTAAAGGGATCGGTATTATTATTGCAAAGAATAAACAATACACTGGTGGGCAGCATACCACATAAGAAGAAAATCATCAATCAAGAAGTTTCAAAATCAGTTGATGCCTTGAATGACGCATATCTAGAAGGAAAGGATGTATACGAAACTCTCCAACGAGAATTAAAACGCTTAAAGTCAGTAGAAATAGAAACTGATGAGATAGTTTTCTATTACGATGGTGAATTTTATGTATTTTCTAAAGATTCATCATTAATTGGTGGATTGGATCAACTAGTTCCTAAAGATGCAGGAGATTCTACAGAATTAACCACCAATAAGAAAAAGAAAAAGGGTAATGCCAAGAATTCAATGAAAGGAATTCTGGCAAATTTATTCAAACAAGGGATACGAATTACCAATCCAAAGACAGGGCAACCTATTTATTTAAGAACGGCATTAGGATATGGACCTGGGCATCCTGCATATGATGCTGCACGAGAATGGTTAAAGAATAACGTTAAAGGAATTCCATTATTTAGAGATCCATCTGTCGCAATTTTACATAAACGACCACAATCAAAGGGATATAACAAGTATGGTTACTTCGAATGATCAAATCAATGATGCAAGAAGAAAGATTAATGAAATAATTAATAAGGAAGAAAGCAGAATCGTAGTCGGGTGGCGTCCTACCGATATTGATAGAAAAGAAGGTGACGTTTGGGAAGAAGCTGGTCGTAAATGGACTGTAAAAAATGGAATTAAACAATCCGTTACAAAGTTAGATGACGCAAAAACACCTTGGTGGTGCCCACAATGCAGTAAACCTCTCAATCATAGAATTGATGTTAAGTTTTGGGGTATCCGTGGTAAGTGTATGGAATGTGTAACGGCAGAAGAAACCGAGTTAAAGAGACTTGGTTTATATAAAGAATACGAAGAGAGTAAAGTAAAAGCAAATTACATAGCTACGTTGAAAGATAAGCTTCAAGAATTGGAACATTTACGAGATACAGTATCGGCTCCGGAGATTGTACACGCCGATGAAGAGAAAATTTTAATGATTGAGAAGTGGAACGTAGATGTTAATAAGTTGCGAGCAGATATACAAGAGGATATTGATAAACTATATGCGGCGTTAGCCGAAGTGGATGTATAAAATGAAAATATTAGAATCTTTATTAAAATTTGGCGCAGGATTCGATAAATTAACCGCAATTGGAAAATATGCGGTGATTGGAGTGGCTATATTTTTAATTTCATATATGTTTGGGAAGTCAAACAGTAAAAATGAGTTTGCGGAGTTTCAAGCTAAATATGAAGAATATCAACGAACTTCGCAGAATGCAATTAAATATAGCGATTCATTGAAAACAGAAGTTAATTCTCTGCGAGATCAAAATACAAAGAAGGATTCTACAATTAAAACTTTAACAATTTCTATCTCGTTTAAAAACAAGGAACGAGCGCAGCTTAGAAATTCACTTGCTAGTTTAGAAAATAGAATAGATTCATCGGTAGCCAATGCAGATACGGCAACACTGTTGGTATTGAAAGATTCTGCTATCGTAAACTTAAAGGCGCAAGTAGAAACTGCCGATTCTGTGATTGTTCAACAAGAATCTGTAGTAAAATTACAAAATGAAAAGATTGTAAATTTAAATTCTGCGCTATTATTATCCGAGACCAGAGCAGATAGTCTCACAAAAGTATTACAAGCATTACCAACGACACCAAAGAATCCAGATAAGTTTTTGTTTGGATTATTACCGAAGCCAAGCAGAACAGTAGTTGCGGTGGTATCATTTGCTAGTGGAGCAATATTAGCATCTCAATTAAGAAGATAATATATGTCAGCGGTTACGAAAAATTCATCTGATAATTTGCGGGAAATAATTAAGCAAGAGTATAAAAAGTGCATAATAAGCCCGGCATACTTCTTAACAAAGTATTGTTATATCCAGCATCCTATCAAAGGCAAGCTATTATTTAATTTATACGATTATCAAAAAGATTCTATCTCGCAGTTTGAAGAAAAGGACTACAACATAGTATTGAAGGGTCGCCAGATTGGTATTTCTACACTAGTAGCCGGATATGCGTTGTGGTTACTACTATTTCATGAAGATAAAAACATATTAGTAATCGCTACGAAGCAAGAAACTGCAAAAAATCTAGTAACTAAAGTTAGATATATGCATTCCAATCTCCCAGTATGGCTTCGTGGGAACTGTACAACTGATAATAAACTATCATTACAATTTTCTAATGGGTCGCAAATTAAAGCGGTTGCTCGCAGTAAGGATGCTGGTCGATCAGAAGCACTTTCTCTGTTAATTCTAGACGAAGCTGCATTCATTGATGATGCAGAAGTAATTTGGACCGCCGCATCATCAACATTATCTACTGGTGGTAAGGCAATTCTATTATCTACTCCAAATGGCGTGGGTAATTTCTTCCATAAGATGTGGTTACACGCCCAAGAAGGAAGTAATAACTTTAATCCAATACTATTAGATTGGAAAGTTCATCCTGAAAGAGATCAGGCATGGAGAGATAGACAAACAGAAATTCTAGGCGAAGCTCAAGCAGCACAAGAGCATGATGCAAGTTTTATTTTCTCTGGTAATACAGTAATTAAACCAGAAATAATTGAATTTTATAGAAATACCTACTTAGAAGAACCAAAATCCAAGCAAGGATTTGACAATAATCTGTGGATATGGGAATACCCAGAAGCAAACCGAAGTTATGTGCTAGCAGGTGACGTAGCTAGAGGCGATGGGGAAGATTATTCGGCATTTCATATAATCGACATAGAAAAATCCACACAAGTAGCAGAGTATAAAGGAAAATTAACTCCAAAAGAGTTTGGTAATTTGATGGTGGCTACGGCAACTATGTATAACGATGCCCTACTGATCTGCGATAACAGTTCTATTGGGCATACCTCAATACAACAAGTAATAGATAGACAATATAAAAATTTATTTTATATGTCAAAAGACTTACAGGTAGTAGATGTAGCACATCAACATACAAACAGATATTATAGGGAAGAAAAGTCTATGGTTCCTGGGTTTAGCATATCCGCCAGAACCAGACCGTTGATTATTTCTAAGTTGGACGAATATATGAGAGATAATTCCTTTATAATTCGTTCAATCAGAACTATAACTGAGTTAGAAACGTTTATTTGGAAGAATGGTAGAGCCGAATCGCTGTCAGGATATAACGACGATTTGGTTATGTCGTTGTGCATAGGGCTATGGGTAAGAGATACGGCGCTGAGATTGCGTCAGGAACAAATAGAATTAACAAAGAAGAGCTTAGACTTGACGTATAGTAGCTATATGCCCCTTACTTCGAGGGATAGAAAGGAAGATAGTTATCAGATGCAAGTAGGAGATTCAGTCGAAGATATTCGATGGTTGTTAGGATAGTATACTATTTATAGTATAAAGTAGTATTCCTGCTTAATCCAATATTTTGGAGATTTTTTGTATGAGTGATAGCAAAATAAAGAAGTTAGTTAAAGAAGAATTAAAATCTATAGTCATAACTGAGGTTTTAAAAGAACATACCAAAGAATATAATGAATTCTTTGAATCTATTGGCATTTTTGACGCCAATGTTAAGCGGGATCTTTTGAAAGTATTATTAAAGAGGGATTTATCTGTATTGTCGGAAGCCATGACATTTAAAGATCTGCAAAAGAAAGCCGCCGAAGAAGGTGGTATAGATTCGTTAAAAGCAGATTTGAAAACAGATAAGCGAGATGACATATTACAGGCATTATTTAAGGGAAGAGAGACAGACCCATCGATTGCGGGTAGATTTGCACGAGCGTTAGACGTATCTCCAGATGATGTAGAAAAAGCTGGATTTTCGGTACGCGCAGCGACACCAGAACCACCAAGAAAAGAGCCTAGTGGATCGGGAGCAGCAATTCGCGCCCGTGCCGCCACGCCACAAAAAACACCAGAAAAGCCAAAGCCCAAGGCTGCTGCTCCAGCTACCCCTACAAAAGCGGAACCAAAATCAGAACCTGCCACTAAAAAAGCAGAGCCGAAGACAGCCGCACCACAAAAAGGTAAAAAGGGAAAGAAAGAAGCGCCACCGGCTGCTCCAAAAAAGAAAGAGCCACATAGAGGCAGTGCTAAAAAAGCAAAGGAAAGAGAACGCGAAGCCGGTCAAGGTGGTGGCAAATCAGATAAAGGACCTACTGTTCCTTATATTCATGGCAGAAAAATGTCACCTCGTGCAAAGGCAGAACGAGAACGAATTGGAAAGGAAATGTTAGGCGGTGGAAAGGATAATGATGGCAAACCATTACCATTAGCAGGTCGTAGCAAAGCTATGAGAAACTGGAGTGCTAAGAAAAGAAAAGCCGCGAATAATCGAATGAATAGAGTAAAAGAAAAATTCAAGAGACGCGCAGTTAGATTTGGATGGCCTGCTTCTGCATGGAAAAGTTTCGTATGGGCAGCTGCAAGTGATATTGCTATTAAAAAATATGGTGGATCTGCTACTCGTTCCGCAAATCCAATATCAGCAAGACCAAAGAAACCTAAAGAATAATATTTACATTCTGGAGATATAGTATGATTAAATTGATGGGATTGATAACACTGCCTGCAGTTACGCCCTTAACTAAAGAAGCAGAAGAAAAGTGGATACAGCAGGCAGTTCAAAAGCCAGGAGCTTTACATAAATCATTAAAAGTTCCTTCTGGAGAAAAAATTCCTGTAGCTAAGTTAGAAAAAGCCGCGAAAGCAAAGGGTAAATTGGGCAAGCGAGCACGTTTGGCTATGACACTTCGTAAATTAAGAGAAGAATTTGAATTAACGGAAGAGCAGATTGCAAAAATTGATGCAATCGAAGAAAGAATAGGCTTAACCTACGAAGAATTAGATGCAGTTGGTAAGGAAGATGCTGATGTAAACAACGACGGCAAGGTTGATTCTACTGACAAGTATTTAAAAAATCGCAGAGACACAATCGCCAACAAAATGCAAAAAGAATCACTCGAAGAAGAAGAAGTTGTAGATGATTCAGAAGGACCTATGGCAAAATCTGATTTATTGGCATTACATAAGCAAGCTGGTGAATTATATAATATGCTTGGTGACAACGAAGAATTGGAAGGTTGGGTACAATCAAAGATTACACAAGCCGCAGATTATATTAATGCGGTTTATAATAGTATGCAATATGAAAAGTCCAAGTCGGCAACCGTAGGAAATGGTGCAGGTGCTCCTGCCGACAACCCTATGGGAAAGTAATATGGAAGCCGTAGCTAAGTTTATATCTACCTTGATGAGTAGTAGAAATCAATCTCATATTTTTCATTTACAGACTACTTCATTTGCCGCCCACAAAGCGTTAAATGAATATTACGATGGTATTGTTGATTTAATTGATTCATACGTTGAAACATTCCAAGGAAGATATGAAATTTTAACTGGATATAACATTTCTTCGCAAATTATAGAAACTCCTGATAAAGTAGTAATGTATTTTACAGGACTATCTTCATTCGTGGATAAAATTCGTACAGAATTACCACAAGATGGCGAACTTAACAATATTGTAGATGAAGTTGCAGGACTAATTAATTCAACACTTTATAAATTGAAGTTTTTAAAGTAATATGAAATATTTAGATTTTTTTCGAGATGTTTTATTAGAACATAAACTTACGGCTTTGGTTGAAAAAAATACTCCAACTAATCCTGCTAAATGGGCACGAGCCAAAGCCGCTGCTCGTGCTAAATTTAAAGTATATCCATCCGCATATGCCAATCTCTGGGCAGCTAAGAAATATAAGAGTATGGGTGGTGGATGGAAAAAGAGAAAAAAATGATCAAATTAGTTGATATAATATTGGAATTGGATGAGAAATATAAACCAAAAGGTGAATTGGGTAAGTGGTTGAAGCAAAAATGGGTTGATATTTCCAGAAAAGATTCTAAAACTGGCAAGCATCCTCCATGCGGAGCATCTGCTGGAAAAAAGGAACGAAAAGGTGGTTCCGCAAAATATCCAAAGTGCCGTCCGGCTAGATCAGCCGCTGCGATGAGCAAAGGCGAAAAGAGATCGGCAGTTACTCGTAAAAGAAAAGCAGGAAATCCAGGTGGAAAGCCAACAATGGTATCCACATTTAAGAAAAAGGAAAAGTAATATGGAAAACTTAAATGAAGCCTGTTGGGAAGGATATAGACAAGTTGGTATGAAAGAATTGGATGGTAGAATGGTCCCAAATTGCGTTCCCATCAATGAAGAAGATATAATCGACGAGTTCTGTCCACAATGTCTTGCCGTAGAAATGATACGAGCAAATAAAAAACCATTGGAAGAAGCGGAATATCATGGTCGTAAAGTTGCTTTGGGTAAGCCTATGCGAGGCGATGTAAAGAAATTTAAAGTATTCGTAAAAGACCCAAAGACAGGTAACATTAAAAAAGTAAATTTTGGCGACAAGAAAATGCGAATTAAGAAATCTATTCCTGCTCGTCGTAAATCATTTCGTGCAAGACATAATTGTGCAAATCCAGGACCAAGAACTAAGGCACGTTACTGGTCGTGCCGTAAATGGTAACCTAATTATGATTCTTTTATCTCATATATTATCAGAAGATGTCCCCAAAAAAGACACTCCATATGTAAGTGGGGATACTTATATCAGTAAGGAAGAAGTAAAGCGGATATATGATTATATGGGGTATGATTTTGATTTCCAACAATTTTATATTGGAATGAATGTAGAATTGGAACATCAAGATGTAACAGATGGTAGTTTATCAAAGACTGCTATGATTGCCGCAGCACATCTAAAAGAAGTTCCGAATTATTATACGCTTTTAAAGAAGTATGTGGAGAGAAAAAAATGATTAAATTGCATGACATTTTATTGTCGGAATCGATAGAAAATAAAATCACTACAACTAAAGTGGAAGTCGCTGTACAAAAGCTTCTACCTATGTTGAATGACAAAGAACAGGCAGATTTGATGTTGCTGTTTACTAGGTTTTTGCAAGGCGTGGATGTTATCAATTCCATGCCATATTCTATTTTTAATAGAAATGCGTTTCATATGGATGTATTATTTAATTTAGACAATCCTGTGAACGGTCTTAAACTGAAACTGGTTGAATGGCAACAGAAAAAAGATCAAAATTTGAATGTTGCAATTGAACAATTAGTAAAAGCATTGGACGACATTTATACTATAAAATAATAGGATATCGGAGGAATCATGGTAGATACCAGCGTATACGGTAGATTAAAACGTCTCTTTTCTACAAATACAATTGTTAGAAATATTGGTGGTAAGAAGCTAAGAGTAGCTGATACCGACAATATTCAATCATTTGTAAATCGAAGAGGAGTTGACAGATATAGTAGAGTTCATACTTCTGGTGGATCTGGAGGATACGGATCTGTCAATGGAAGATATGAACATGCCGCTGCGTTCCAAGGTTCCAGATTGCAACTGTTCAGAGACTATGATATGATGGATGCGGATGCTATTATTTCATCCGTATTAGATATTTACGCAGACGAAAGTACCATCAAAGATGAATTTGGGCAAATACTAGGTATCAAATCTTCAAATAATAACGTAAAAGAAATCTTACATAATCTATTTTATGATATTTTAAATATTGATTTTAATTTATGGCCTTGGGTCAGAAATATGGTCAAATATGGAGATTTCTTTTTATATCTAGATATTGATCAAGAATACGGAATCGTTAATGTAGTGCCACTTTCTGTATACGAAACGGTTAGAATTGAAGGCGAAGATCCGGCAAATCCGTTCGGTGTAAAATTTAAATTACAAAATGATTTTTTGAACTTAGGTAAAGACGAACTAGAAAATTTTGAAGTGGCACATTTTCGTCTATTGGCAGATACTAATTTCCTTCCTTATGGCAAGGCGATGATTGAAGGTGGTCGCCGTGTTTGGAAGCAATTGCAGCTTATGGAAGATGCGATGTTAATCCATCGTATTATGAGAGCACCAGACAAGCGCAAATTTTTGATAGACGTTGGAAATATTCCACCGGCAGAAGTTGATCAATTCATGTCTAGAATCATTGAAAAAATGAAAAAGACACCATTGGTTGATCCAAGAACCGGCGATTATAATTTGCGTTATAATATGATGAATATTACGGAAGATTTTTATCTACCGGTACGTGGTAGAGATAGCGGCACCGATATTCAAACCATGCAAGGTCTCTCGTTCAATGCTATAGAAGACATTGAATACCTCCGCAAAAAATTAATGGCGGCATTTAAAGTACCTAAGTCATTCATTGGATACGAAGAAGACTTAAGCGGAAAAGCCACATTAGCCTCACAAGATGTGAGATTCGCCAGAACAATTGAACGCATTCAGCGTATTATGATTTCTGAATTAACTAAGATCGCAATCATTCATTTATATGTCCAAGGATTTAGAGATGAAGATTTGATCGATTTTGAGTTAACTATTTCTTCTCCATCAATGATTTATGAGCAAGAAAAAATCAGTCTTTGGAATGAAAAGATTGGATTGGCGGATAATTTAGTAAATTCTAAGTTAATTTCGGAAGAATGGGTATACAAAAACATCTTTGAAATGACCGATGAAGAAATTTCAAATGAAAGAACGGCAATAGAATCGGATATTCGAAGAAAGGCAGAATTGAAGAGAATAGAAACGCAAATATCTCAGCCGCCTGTATCCGTCGATAATCAAGCCGATATAGCAGAGCCACAGGCAGAAACTGAACCGGAGCAACAAAGTTCCGAAGAAGATGAATTACAATCTGCAGAAAAGGAATTAGATGATACTTCTTCCGGCGATGAATTGGGAGAAGCGTTAACTGAACTGGATTTGTTAGAAACTGATGATGAAGATGAAGAAATAGAAGAAGCCCGTCGAGTGGGAAGACCACGTGAAGGGCTGAAATATTCAAAAGATTCGCATCCATTCGGAAGAGATCCGCTGGGAAAGAAATCGGCATTTGCAAGCAGAGGCGATGAACGAAATATAAAACACAAAAAATCATTGGTTAAAATATTAGCTAAAGAGTTGGAAGATATAACTATAGCCAATTCCGTCGCGCAAATTTTGACCGAAGATCTGGATAAATCATAACTTGAAATAGAAGTTATATATTTAATATAGAGGGGTTATGAAAGTATTAAGTATTTATATTGTACTTACACACAGAGCAAATTTTATATGAAAGATTCTTACAGACACAATAAGCTAAGAAATACGGGCATACTATTTGAATTATTAGCTCGTCAGATCACCAATGATGTTATGGAAAAGAAAGATTTCAGCATCGCTGAAAAGTTATTGCGAGAGCACTTTTCTTCAAAAACAGAATTGGGGAAAGAATTAATTTTGTATAGAGCATTTTTTAATACTCAACAATTAAGTGAGCAAAAGTCATTTGAATTTTTGCGATTAGTAGCAGAGCAAAGAAAAAAATTGAATGAAAGAATGCTGAATACACAAAAATATCTTTTTATCAAGGAATTAAAAGAACATTATAATTTAAAAGATTTCTTAGCAGTAAGAATTCCGTCATATAAAATTTATGCAAGTATTTACAAAGTATTTGACGCCGCAACAAATGAATCGCTGGCATTCGATAATATTGAAGATATTGTAAATTCTAAGTTTACAATCGTAGAGCACTTAACAGGACAGACTACACAAAAGCAAGTTCAACAAGAAAATGCAATTATGGAGTTGGTCAGAAAGCAAGAAGAAGATTTACGATTGTTATCATACAGTATGTTATTGAAAAACTTCAACGAAAGATATACCAATCTAACAGAACAACAAAAGAAACTGTTAAGAGAATATATCTACAACGTTTCCAATTCGAGCACTATAAAAAATTATATTCTATCCGAAGCAACTTCTGTTATAAAGGAAATTTCATTAAAATTACCAAATATTAAAAATGAAGTTACCAAGATTAAATTACAAGAAGTTATTTCACAATTACGTAAAATTAAGAATATTTCTGTTATAAAAGAAAACCATGTAACCGCTATGTTGATTGCATATCAAATTGTGCATGAGATGAGGAAATGTGATTAATATGAATGAAGAAGAAATTTTACGGCAATATTTGCGAGAAGAAATTAAAAGAATTTTAAATGAAATGTCCACTACTGGAAATGTAGCAGGATATTTAACACCGGCTGCGTTCCGTGGAAATTCTGAAAAAAATGTTGCCAGACTAAAGAAAATAGCAACGCAATTTGGATATGAATTGACACCAATTGGCAAGAAGCAAATGAGTGCACCTGCCGATAAAATGGAAATCGTAAAGAATAAATTAAATCCATTAGAAGAAAATCGATATTATGCATATCGAAATGATACTAGTAAACAACCACATCAAAAATTGGGAAATGCTATATCAGAAATCAATAGACAGTTAACTGAAATACAAAAGTTAATTAAGATGAATGCTCGTTTAAAAAACGAATATAAAATTGATAGTTCTAAGATGTGGAAGCGTACTTTGACTGGCTTGGTTAAACTAGAAGCAAAGCTAATAGGATTAGCCCAACAAATACGGGAGATTCGTAATTAATATGAAAAATTTACTAGTAGAATACAATGTAATTCAATATTCACCGCAATTATTGAATGAAGCTGCGGATATAACAAAGCCATTATTGTTGAAGCATGTAGTTTTACAACGTGCAGATACTAAGAATCAAAATGGTAGAGTTTATCCACGGGAAATTTTAATGCGAGAAGCAAAAGCATATAAAGATAATTTTGTTTCGCAACGCAGAGCACTTGGTGAATTAGATCATCCAGAAAGTCCAGTGGTCAATCTTAAAAATGTATGTTGTAACGTGGTGGATATGTGGACAGAAAATCAAGACGTAGTGGGTAACATCGAAATTCTATCTACTCCAGCAGGTAATATAGTTAGAGAGCTAATCAAAAATAATATACGTCTTGGTGTTTCGTCAAGAGGAATGGGTTCTGTTCAGAGTGTTGGTGAAAATACATTAGAAGTTCAGGAAGATTTCAATTTAATTTGTTTTGATATCGTTTCTAACCCATCCACACAGGGTGCGTTTATAAATGAAAACACTGAACAAAAGATTATAACGCCATATTCTAAAATCGATACTTTAATTTATGACTTTTTATCGGAAGTTAAATAGGAGATTTATATGTTAGGATTTGTATTAATAGCCGCTATCGTCGTAGGAATTGTGTGGTATGTTTTACGTGATATGAACGTATCTGTAAAGGACAAATTATCATCGACTGCAAAGAAAGCAGAAGCTTCAATTCATTCCGCTGCTGATGTAAATAACGATGGTAAAGTTAACGCATCCGATGCCAAAACTGCATTAGATGTCAATAAAGATGGTAAAGTTAACTTGAAGGATGTAAAGGAAGTAGCGGTTAAGACAAAGCGTGTAGCTAAAAACACTGCTAAAAAAATAAACGCAACTAAGAAAAAGAAATAATATGCCTGCAATAAGTCGTGCTCAACAGAGATTATTCGGGTTGGTTAGGGGATTGCAGAAAGGAAAAATATCTGCTGCTTCTGTAAGTCCGCATGTCAGAAAATTGGCACGTAATCTTACACCAGCCGATGTAGAAAAATATGCAACTACACCGCACACAGGGCTTCCTTCCACGGTTAAAGAAATCTTATCAATTCAAGAAGATACATCCGATCTATATGAAGATGTAACTGAACGAGAGTTGGCAATTAACAATATATTGAAAGATAAGACTGCTAAGAAAATTGATGGAAAAACAGTCGATGGATTTACTGCGAAAATGATAGTAGACACATGCAATTCATTGAGTCCTGACAATAAAAAAACATTTTTGATGCAACCAATCGATAAAATGGTGGGTATTGCTCATAAGATAAAAACTTTACAAAATAATTAATAGGAGATATAAGTTATGTATGTTGAAGTAAAGGGGGATTCAAAGGATGACTTTGAACGCGCACTAAAGCACTTTTCTAAGATAGTTAAAAAAAATGATATTGTAAATGAAGTTAAGAGACGGGAGTTTTATGTGACTCCCTCCAAGAAAAGAATATTAAAAAGACAAGAATCTAAGCGAAGACAGATCAGAGATGCTCGCAAGATGCAAAAGAGAACGCAAACAGATTGGTAAAAAAACCTATTTTTTGTAAAATAAGGATATATTTATCTTCAGTAGCTCTTTTCAATAAAAAGCTCGTATTGCTAAGTTAACCAATTATTTGCAAATAATGCAAATATAACTGTTTAGGGATAATATTATGGCAGAAATAACAAATGAACTTCTAAAGAAAGCAGTGGCGGATGCCGAAGCAGTTCGTGAAACTGCAATTGCAAACGCAAGACTTGCTTTAGAAGAAAGTATCACCCCAGCTATCAAATCAATGTTAGCAAAGCGCCTTCGTGCAGAAGCTGAAAAGCCAGCCGAAGAACTTCCAGCACCAGAAGGTGAAAAGGAAGTGGAAAAGAAAGAAGCAGATGCGGATCATAAAGAAATGAAGCAAGAAGAATTAGATTCTTCCGATGTATCTGCTGATAATAAGGAACCATCAGGGTTCGATTCTTCCGAAATCGGTGACGAAGGCGAAGAAGCACCTGAAGATGCTCCTGAAAGCGAAGATGATTGGTATGAAGATTGGGATGAATCAGATTTCGATCTTGATGAAATCTTGAAAGAACTCGAAGGTGATATTTCTGAAGACAGCTTATTTGAAAAGTCACACGACGAAGAAGAGAAGGAAGAAGATTCTATGGAAGAAAAGATGGAATCTCCTGAACATGAAGCAGGTGAAAAGGAAGATCACCAAAAAGAAGCCAAGACTGTTGAACTTCCTAAGAAGGGAGAACCAGAACATGGTTCAGAAGAAGGAAAAGAAGAAGACAAGCTTGATCTTGAAGCTATTATTCGTGAACTTGTAGCCGAAGCCGATGATGAAGAAGGTGAAGATGAAGAAAACGGCAAAATGGCGGCAGAAATTGCGGAACTCAAGTCGGAACTTTCTGAATACCAACGTGCAGTTAAAATGTTGAGCAGTAAGTTACAAGAAGTTCATCTTCTCAATTCAAAGTTACTCTTTACAAACAAATTGTTCCAGAAGGGTAAGCTTACAAATGAACAAACTGTTCGTGTAATTGAATCATTTGATCGTGCGAAGACGCTTCGCGAAGTGAAGATGGTATATGCACTTATGGTGGAAAACTTAAAGGCTATCCGCACAGAAGGTCGCACACCTTCACGTAAGGCAGTAGTAACAGAAGGATTGGCTTCACGCCCAACTCCATCAACTGCTCCAAAGAATGTGGAACAATTGCAAGAGAACACAGCTATCAAACGTCTACAATACCTAGCTGGTATTAACAACTAAAACAATTTTGAGGAGAATATAAAGTATGTCAGTAAGCGATTTTATCAACGAAGCCCGTTCCGCGCATGATGTAATTTTGCAACAAACACGTGGCTTATCTAAGAAGTGGGAACGTTCAGGTCTTCTAGAAGGATTGAACGGATATGAGAAGCAAGGTATGTCAGTTATGCTTGAAAACCAAGCACAACAACTTATCTCAGAAAACTCAACAACAAATCCAGGTGGTGCTGGTTCATCAGGTGAAAACTGGGCAGGCGTAGCACTTCCATTGGTTCGTAAGGTCTTTGGTTCAATTGCATCGAAGAATTTCGTATCAGTTCAACCAATGAATCTTCCAGCCGGACTTGTATTCTATATGGATTTCAAGTATGGCACAACTGTAAATGGTAAGACAGATGGTGGTTCACTCTATGGATTAACCAGCGGTGCAAATGCATTAACTGGTGGTTTATACGGAGCAGGATCATTCGGATATAGCATCAACGATCAAATCAAGACAGGTTTGAGCGTCACATCAGGCAGCACAGCTTCATTTGCTGATGTAAACTTCAATGCAACATATTCAGCATCAGTAGCAGCAGGCGGATTAACGGTATATTCAATACCTCTTTCAGGATTAACACGCCCAGATACAAACGCGGTACGTGTATGGGAACCATCAGGTTCAGGCGTAAACTTTGCTACGGCAACGTTGAAGGAATTTACAAAAGTTGTTGGTTCAAACGTACAATTCGTTGTAAACTCAACAGCAACAGGTACAATTGCTAGCTTGAACTATGTAGAACAACCATCCGATACAACTCGTGGCGACTTCGAAGATCGCACTGGTTCAGATATCGGTATTCCAGAAATCGATCTTGAACTTCGTTCAGAAACCATCGTTGCCAAGACTCGTAAATTGAAGGCAGTATGGTCACCAGAACTTGCTCAAGACTTGAATGCATACCACTCAATTGATGCCGAAGCAGAATTGACATCACTATTGAGCGAATACATCTCAACAGAAATCGATCTTGAAATCTTGGACATGTTGGTCAGTGCAGCCGACACAACAGAATACTGGTCAGCTAAGATCGGTGATGTATGGAATGGTTCAACATTCGCAGCTTCATCATTCGTAGGAACAGCTTGGACAAACATGACCTGGTTCCAAACACTTGGTCAGAAGATGCAGAAGGTATCAAACATCATCCACCAAAAGACAATGCGTGGTGGTGCTAACTTCGCAGTAGTTTCTCCAACTGTTGCAACAATCTTGGAAACAATCCCAGGATTCTTAGCCGATACAAACGGCGACAAGATGGAATTCTCAGCCGGAATCACTAAGGTTGGTTCATTCCAAAACCGCTTCACAATCTACAAGAACCCATACATGACCGAAAACGTAATGTTGCTTGGTTATCGTGGCGCACAATTCTTGGAAACTGGTGCTGTATATGCTCCATACATTCCATTAATTATGACACCTCTTGTATACGATCCAACTAACTTCACACCACGTAGAGGCGTAATGACCCGCTACGCGAAGAAGGTAGTACGTCCTGAATTCTTCGGTAAGATCTTAATTGCCGACTTGAATTTAGTCTAATACCAGAAGTTAGATAATAAAATACCCCAGGGATAGCAATATCCCTGGGGGTTTTATTTTAAAGTAACGGTTCCATTTTATAGAAACTATTTATGTAAAGACCCATTTTAATGGAAATTCATATGCAGAATAATGAACCATTAGTGTATGACGGAAGTGCAAGAAATCCTGTAAATTTAACACCATTTGGATTTTTTGATAATGAATTAGCCTTCCAAGTAGAAGCGCCTAAAGTAGCCAATTATATATCACATCGGTTAGGATATCCAGTAGTAGATGTGGAGCTTACCGACCAAAATTTATATACTTGCTTGGAAGAAGCTATTATTGCATATGGGGCACAAGTAAATCAATTTAATGCAAGAGAACACATGCTGTCTCTACAAGGAATTAGCACGGGTTCTGCAATTACACAACGTAATATTGTTGGATCTTCTCTGCCACAGATAATTAATTTATCTTCAAATTATGGAACCGAAGCAGGATCCGGCGGAGATACTCCTCTAAAGAAAGGGTATATAACAACTGTCCCTGGTCAACAAGAATATGATTTGCAAGTATTGTGGGCAAATGTCAGTGAAAGTGGAAACAGAATAGAAATTAGAAAAGTATATCACGAAATGCCGCCTGCAATTGCCAGATATTATGATCCATTTGCAACCACAGGATTAGGATTAACTAATCTTATGGGTGAATTTGGATTTGATGGATATTCCCCGCCAGTAACATTCGTTATGATGCCTGCATATGAAGATTTACTTCGTATTCAAGCAATCGAAGTTAACGATATGATTCGTAAGAGTCAATATTCATTTCAAATTTACGATAATAAAATTAGATTCACTCCTATTTTTACTCAAGATAGATGGAATGGAGTAAAAATTTGGTTTGACTATATGGTAGAAAAAGATAAATCCGCAAGCCAAATTGCATCAGGATCATCAGTAGTATCTGATATCAGTAATGTTCCATATGAACATATAAGCTATTCTACAATTAATTCAATTGGAAGAGCTTGGATTTACAAGTATGCATTATCTTCTGCTAAAGAAATGCTCGGAAACATTCGTAGTAAATATCAAACTATCCCAATTCCAAATAGAGAAATTAGACTTGATGGTGATATTTTACGAAGAGAAGCTGCCGAAGAAAAACAACTTCTGTTAAAAGAATTACGAGATACATTAGAACAAACCGGATTACAGAAGCAAATGGAAAAGCAAGCAGCAAATGCAGAGCATATGAGTCAAATTTTACAATACGTACCTACCATGATTTACATAGGATAACATGCCTAGATTTGTAACACCACGAGATTTTGAATTTTTACAAAAATTAAATAGAGAATTAATGGTAGAGATTGTCGATAATTCGGTGATCTTGTATAAAGCACATCCAGAATATACAAAAGTTAATATCTATGGCGAAAGTACAGAAAAAATACGGTATACAGGTGTGCAATTATCGGCGTTGGTTAAGTATGGTGATAATGTTCCAGTAGATGATGGATTTGGATATGATACGAAACAAGAAGTAGAATTTCATTTTGTTCGTAGACTATTGGAAGAAGTGGATGTTATGCCAGATGAGGGTGATATTATTAAGTTTAATGATCTGTATTATGAAATATTTAATACGTCAGAAACTCAACTTATCGCCAATCGACCTGAATTTACCGTTTCTATAATTTGCAAGGCATATCTAACTCGTAAGAGTAATCTTAATATTGAGGAACGTCAGGTATGAATAGAAATCCATATAAAGCATACGATCCAGAAATTCCTCGTCGGGTTGATGCAAAGCAATCTACAATTGGTATAGAAAATAGAGCATCCGATGTAAAGCTATTAGAAGATACGGGGAATCCTGCATCTATTAGATTTTATACTGTAGATAGCACTATTATGAAGTATCTAGAAAATAAAATAAATCCTATTGTAACTCAGGACGGAAGTGCGGTGAAAGTTCCTGTGGTATATGGAAATTCTGAACGGTGGAAGGGAGTTCAGAAAAATGGAGTTATACGAGACAAATTTAATAAGATTCAATTGCCCATAATTATGATACGCAGAACGGGCATAGAAAGAGGAAAAAATTCATCTCCTGTTAACAAATATTTAACTACTAGCTTTAAAACTGGGTGGAATAGATATACTCCATATGATAAATTTAATGTTTTAAATGGAATAACACCAAGTCGCCAACACTATAATTTAGTGGTTCCGGACTATTATGATTTTACATATGATTTATATATTTGGACGGAATACGTAGAACAAATGAATAAAATTATAGAAGAAATTACATTTGAATTAGATGAGTTTTGGGGCGAAAAGAATGGGTATAAATTTAGAGTTACCGCAGATCAATTTAATATGCAGTTAGAAACTCCATCCGATGGGGAACGAATGGTTAGAACCAAAGCTACCCTCACTGCACATGCATATCTACTGCCAGAAAAAATGCTTGATAAAAATGGTATGCCGACCCCAGTTAGTAAGATTTCATATAGTCCTAAGAAGATCGTTACGTTCACTGAAATAGTAGATAATATTGATTGAAAAAACTGATTTTCGAAAATATATTAAATATTTATGATACGAGGACCATTATAATCAAAAAGGGGTTATATGAGAAAATTAACACAAGAAGAACACTCAAGCGTTTTATCGATTCAGCAGAGAGTTGTAACTTTATTCACAGAAGTTGGGCAGCTTTATTTAAAAAAATCTGTATTGCAATCTGAATTAGACGTAATAGATGGTGAGTTAAAAACCAAACAAAACGAGTTCAGTCAAGTAGGAAAAGAACAGAGTGAGTTATATAACAAGTTATTGGAAAAATACGGTGAAGGAGAATTTGATCCAGAAACCGGCGAGTTTAAATAAACCTGAAAATTAATAATCTGTTTGGAGACTCTGTATGGCAGAAAGAATTGTAAGCCCCGGTGTGTTTACCCAAGAAAGAGATTTAAGCTTTCTTGAACAAGGTATTGCAGAAATCGGTGGTGTATTTATCGGACCCACCGCAAAAGGTCCAGCATTTATTCCAACCGTAGTTGAAGGATCGAACGATTTCGTTCGAGTTTTTGGTGAAGCCGACAGTAATTCATACATGGGATATACTGTTAAAAATTATTTACAAGAAGCAGGCCGCGCAACGATTGTTCGTGTTCTTGGATTGGAAGGGTATTCTGGATCAATAGCAAGACCAAGATTCTTATATGCTACAGGTTCAAATGGTAAATATCTATACGCCATTTTACACCCAACCCAAACAGGAGCATCAATCACAGGTGCTACAGCTACGGGTAACACTGGATCATTTACATTAACATTGACCAGTTCCGCAGGTGTATCTTCGTCACAAGCAGGATTAAGTTCAGTGGCATCATCAACCTCATATATTCAACAATATTTGGGCACTGATCCTGCTGGAGATAAAATTGCATATCTTTATGCATTCTTCCCAGAAGCATCAACATTAGCAGGAAGCGGTTCAAGCGTATCATTCGTATCAGAAGCACCAACAGTTTCTGGTGCTACTGTAACAGAATTAGATTTTACTGGCGTTCAATATAGCAACGCATATACGCCTTGGATTCAATCTCAAACAGTAGGCGGAAATAGACTTGATTTGTTTAAGGTACACACATTAAGTGATGGTGTTGCTGCAAACAAAGACATCAAGATTTCTATCGTTGGAATCAAGCCAGATACGTTAGATGCGACCAACAACTTCGGTACATTCACACTTACAGTTCGTAGATTTGGTGATACCGATTCGAACGTAGAAGTATTGGAGCAATGGGATGGATTATCATTAGATCCAAATTCGGCAAATTATATTGCTCGTAGAATCGGATCAAGTGCACCGTTCTATGATTCAGACACAGGTGAAACATATTACAACGGTGAATTCAGAAACAACTCCAAGTATATTAGAGTTGAAATGGCAGAAGGAGTGATCCCACCTGCGGCATTACCATATGGATTTGGAACTATGTATGCTCCTGCAAACTTAGTTGCAAGCACATTCTTAACCGGTTCGTGGGTAACTACACGTTGGGTAGATGGTGAAACTCAAGGATGGTCAACTACTGCAACTGATACGAAGAAGTATTATGGTTGGGATTTCACTGACACAAATTTGACAAACTTGTCATATTTGAATGCTATTCCTGAAAATGCAGACATAGTTGGAAGCGAATTTAGTTTAGAAAACGTACCTTCCACCGAAGCAGATGGCAGTCAAATTTCACTAACAACTACTTCTCATTTGAAGTATCGTAAGTTTACAGTTCCATTCCAAGGTGGGTTTGATGGATTAAATCCTGCTCGTGAATTTAAGTTAGGCGCAGATATTACTACGCAAAATTCACAAGGATTTAATTTACAAACTGCTGCTACGGATGGATCACAAGCATATAAGAGAGCATTAACAGCAGTAAGTAATCCAGATTCAGTAGATATGAATTTGTTGATTCTACCTGGCGTAATCTATGAATTACATTCTTATGTTGCAACAGAAGCTCTTACACTTTGTGAAGAACGTCAAGACTGCTTCTATATTATGGATTTAACACAATATAGTTCAACAATTGACAATGCAGTAAATAAAGCAGCAGAAATTGATAGCAACTATACAGCGGTATATTATCCTTGGGTAAAGGTAATTGACACAAATACCAACAAGTTTATCTGGGCACCACCTTCAGTAGTATTGCCTGAAGTATATGCCTACAACGATAGCGTTGCCGCTGAATGGTTTGCACCAGCAGGATTAAATCGTGGTAGCATCGAAGGTGCAGTAGGTGTTGCTAAGAGATTAAACTTGGCGGGAAGAGATACCTTATACGAAGGAAAGGTCAATCCAATTGCATCATTCCCAGGACAAGGTATCTGTGTATGGGGTCAAAAGACATTACAACGTAGAAAGTCAGCTCTTGATCGTGTAAATGTTCGTCGTCTCTTGATCGCAGTTAAGAAATTCATTGCAAGTTCTTCACGTTATTTGGTATTCGAACAAAACGTAGAAGCTACACGCAACCGTTTCTTAAACATTGTAAATCCATATCTGGCAAGCATCCAAGAACGTTCAGGATTGTATGCATTCAAGGTAATTATGGATGAAACAAACAATACACCTGATGTAATTGATCGTAACTTCTTGGTTGGTCAATTGTATCTACAACCAACAAAGACTGCTGAATTCATTTCATTAGAATTCAACATTCTCCCAACAGGCGCAACATTCCCTGGAGCTTAATTAAATAATGTATAATAGTGGGGTGAAATTCCCCACTATTATATAAATTTGATTAAAATTTAGTATTGTAATATTTATTAATAATGGTTTCAAATAAACTAATAAAAATTCGCCGCCTCGGAGAATAATATGGCAAATCTAGTAAATGAACAAGAACTGTTTTTCAATTCGTTTGAACCAAAGACAAAAAATCGCTTCATCCTAACTATGGATGGAGTTCCATCATATTTAGTTAAAAAGATTAATCGTCCTAAGTTAACTCAAGAAGCACAAAAGATTGACCATATCAATCTCCAACGCTACGTTAAGGGTAAGAGCATTTGGGGCACAATGTCAATGACTTTATATGATCCCATTGTACCATCAGGTGCACAAGCTGTTATTGAATGGGTTCGTCTACACCACGAATCAGTAACGGGTCGTGATGGATACGCAGCATTCTACAAGAAAGACCTAGTATTACATATGTTGGGTCCAGTAGGTGATAAAGTAGAAGAATGGATTATCAAAGGTGCACAAATCACAGAAGTAGATTTCCAAGAATTAGATTGGGGTGATAATGGTGCTCCAATGGAATTCACAGTAACCATCCAACCGGATTACTGCTTACTTAACTACTAATAGTAGAGTATTAATTTTCAGGAAAATTCCCCCAGGTATAAATTATCTGGGGGAATTTTATTACACATTCGAATAAAATTTGATATTTATATTAAGGCACTATTTTAGAGATACTTATGGCAGATATTACTAATTTTAATATAGGGCAAGGCGAAACTTTCAAGATATTAGTAGAAATAGTTAATGAAAGTAGACTTTCCCCGAGTAGTAGTGTAAATATACCACAAGATCTAACCAATGTTAGCTTTGAGGGGGCGATTAGAGAATCATATTCCTCGGAAGATATCGCCACTAGTTTTACATTTACGAAAATACCGCCATATGCATCAGGATCGGTATATATTAATTTAACAAAAGAACAAACGCTAGAACTAGATCAGAGAAAATACGTTTATGACGTATTAATGACCAGTGGATCATCTGCCAGACGCATTTTAGAAGGAAGTCTGCATATAAGACCCGCCGCGACGAGGTAGTAAATGTCAAATACTTCTTTTGAATTATCTGACTTAAAAGTTTTCATTAAAGAACAACCTGAAACAAGTATCGGTATAACGGAGCCAGATATTAAGGTTACGGTTGTACAAGATGGCGAAACAAAAGTCGTATTAACACAGCCATCAACTACTCAAATTGTAACGGGTTCATTTCTTGAGTTTGCAGAAAGTTCTTTAAGTTCTTCGTATGCAGTAAGTTCTTCATATGCACAAACATCTTCTTTGGCAATTACTGCAAGTTATGCAATGAATGCCGAAGCAGCTCCTGCGTTTCCATATAGTGGTTCTGCGGTTATTACTGGTTCGCTGCAAGTATCTGATTATGTAAAAGCGGATGAAGTTAAATTAAATGCAGGAAATGCAAGTCTAACATTATCAGGATCAATTACGTCTGGTGTGTTTGGTATATCAGAATATGTATTGCCATACATTTCTACTCTAAATTATGCAGGAGTTTCGATTGAATATTTAGCTAGTAGACCAGGTGCTACACGAATGGGAATGATAATGGCTACATGGAGTGGAAGCAATATAGTATTTACCGACGTATCTACTGCTGATATTGGAGATACATCGGATATATCATTTACGTTTTTAAATTTTTCAAATGAATTTAGATTACGTGTAAATAGTGAAGGTAGTGGATCTGGAGCTTGGACGGTTCAAAGTTTATTTAAGTTATTTCCAAAGCTATAAAATACACATAGATATCGCGTAGGGAGAATAATATGGCGAATGAATTCATTGCACGTAAGGGACTGATAGTTTTAGCAAATGGAACGAAGATAACAGGCTCATTACTTGTAAGTGGAAATATAGATGCAACAGGATTTTCAGTAGCAGCCACATCGTTTACAGGCTCATTTGTTGGTGACGGGTCTGGATTAACGAATATTGCCTCTACGTTAACTATTACAGGTTCTACCGGAAGTGATGTATTAAATTTAAAAACTGAATCACTTACCATCACAGGTTCTAACGGAATAACTACCGCTGTAACAGATAATACTGTTACTATTTCCATCCCCAGTAATTTTACAACTACAGGTTCTAATAATTTTACTGGAATACAAACCATATCCAACACAACAAATAGCACAAATTATACAGACGGTGCGTTAATAGTTGGTGGTGGGGTGGGAATAGCAAAAGATGTTAACATTAGTGGAAGCCTAACAGTTACAGGATTGCTAACTGCAGTTTCTCAATCTATTCAATATGTAACTTCATCGCAACTTAATATTGCGGACAATAGAATAGTTGTAAACACTACGGAAGCTCTTAGATTTGGAGGTATATCCGTAAATGATTCGGGTTCTGCACTGCCAACATCCGGATCTTTGTATTGGGATAGTTTTACAAATCATTGGTTATATGAAAATGCATCGGGATCTTCATATAATAGTGCAATATTAATAGCGGGTCCGAAGAACACAGGATCTCTAGGCGACGAGCAAGTATTAATTTCAAATAGATTTACTGTTGCAACGGGCGATGATCATATTGATAATAGAAGTTCTGTTTCAAAACTTCGAATGGATAGTGATGTTGTACATGTAGAAAATGGAATGTATGTTACAGGATCCATAACTGCAACAGGAAATGCAATTATAAACAATGTATTGTATACCTATGCAACTAATGCGGATATTGATTCTGGAACAGAAGTTGTAGCAACAGTTGCTACTGGTAGTTATGATGCTGCATTTTTTGATTATGTAGTAAAGAATGGAGCTAATTATAGAGCAGGAACAGTAATGGCAGTTTGGCAACAAGGAACTAGTAACGTAGAATATACAGATACATCTACTAATGATTTAGGAAATACAGCAGAAGTAGTATTTACTGTAGATTTAGTTGGTGGAAATGCACGATTGAAGGCAACAGTAACTACAAATAATTGGATAGTCAAAACCGCAATTCGAGCACTATAAAATATACTTAACTACCTTTGGATAATGAAAAAGGGGAATTATGGCAAATGAATTTATAGCCAGAAAAGGGCTTATAGTTTCTGGCAGTACAAATATTTCTGGATCGGTAACTGCATCATATTTCGTTGGTGATGGTAGTCAATTAACAAATCTCCCAACGCCAGGTGCACAAGCATTTAATATTGATACGGTAGAATTTGCAGCAAATGGTGTTGCATCTACATTTGATATCACGCAATCATATGATATCAATTCATTAATAGTATCCGTGGATGGCTTAACATTTAATCCCACGGAAGATTACACAATCTCCGGAAGTAATTTACAATTCACAAGTCCTCCCCCATCAGAATCCATAATTTTAGTTAGAGCTTTTGTTAACGCAACGCAAGGTGTAACTGGATCTTTTAGTGGATCATTTTTTGGTACTTTCTCGAATAGCGTAACATCAAGTTATTCAGAGGTAGCAGAATCTGTATTGGGTGGAGAAGAAAATTATATTCCCTTATGGAACACTAGCTCTTCATTATCATCTAGTTTATTATATCAATCAGGATCTAGTATACTCTTAGGAGCGACTACTCAACACACTCCAGAGGCACCAGATAGATTTGGTGTGTTTGCAGGGGTAACCGATTCATATAATCTTATCTCTGCACATGGTGAAATAGATGATTATCTCCAGGTAAATCTAAAAAATTTTAGTAGTGGTGCAAATGCATCAACGGATTTGGTTGCCACGGCAGATGTTGGAGATGAAACCAGTGGATATATTAATCTGGGTATAAATTCCAGCTTATATAACATCCCAGGATCTGTAGGAAACGCATTAGATGGATATTTGTATGTTACGGGAAGTGATCTTCTCATCGGTAACGTAACTCCAAATAAAAAAGTTATCATCTTTGCAGGTGGAGAAAATGCGTCCGACAATGCGCGTGTATATATCGACGGTGGTGGTACAGTTGGTGTTAATACAACTAGTATTACTACAGGTGATCCTGAGTCATTATATGTCGGTGCATTAAATACATCATCTATCAACTTAATTACCGCAGTTAGTAATGTAGACAACTATAGTCAATTTAATTTAACAAATCAAAATGCTGGTGCAGAAGCATCCGCTGACCTTGTTGCTACGGCAGATAATGGAACAGAAACTGCCAATTTTATCAATTTTGGTATCAACAGCAGTAATTATGCCGTAACAAATTCTATAGGCGGTCCAAATGACGCATATTTGTATTCTACTGGGCGAATGTTGCATATTGGAAATGCAACTCCAGGCGAACATCTTATGTTTTTTGCGGGTGGTGATGATGCGGAGGCAAATAATAAATTAACATTAGATCCGTTTAATAATCATGAAATGACAGGATCATTGATTATAAGCGGTGCATTAACCGTATTAAATGCCATCACCGGATCGTTATATGGTACCGCCAGTTATGCTCTAACTCCTGCTGGACCAACGGGACCACAGGGAATAACAGGTCCAACAGGCCCTCAAGGTGTAGCCGGAATACAAGGTGCAACAGGACTTGCAGGAGTAACTGGACCTACAGGTATGCAAGGTGCAACTGGTATACAAGGCATAACAGGTGCAACAGGCATTCAAGGAGTCGCTGGTGCAACGGGTATTCAAGGCACCACAGGTCCAACAGGCCCTCAAGGTATTGACGGAGCCACAGGTCCAATTGGTATAACAGGACCAACAGGGGTAACAGGCCCCCAAGGGTTGACGGGAGCAACAGGACTTGCAGGAGTTACCGGATCCACAGGACCACAAGGACCAACAGGACTACAAGGAGTTACAGGTCCAATCGGAGCAACGGGTATCCAAGGTGTGACCGGATCCACGGGAATTCAAGGAACAACAGGTCCCACTGGACCTATTGGTTTAACAGGTCCTACAGGATTACAAGGCACAACGGGACCAACTGGTATACAGGGAAATACAGGAGCAACAGGTCCACAGGGAACTACAGGAAACACAGGCGCAACGGGAGTTCAAGGAACAACCGGACCCACTGGTATTCAGGGTAATACAGGTGCTACTGGACCACAAGGAATCACAGGACCAACAGGTGTAACAGGTCCTACGGGTATACAAGGTAACACAGGGTCTACTGGTCCTGAAGGCGCAACCGGACCTCAGGGAATAACGGGATCTACAGGACCCCAAGGAACTACTGGACCCACAGGAGTAATTGGACCTGATGGAGCTACAGGTCCAACTGGTATTCAGGGCTTGACAGGAACTACCGGACCCACAGGACCACAAGGTAGCGTAGGAACAACTGGACCAACGGGAGTTCAAGGAACAACAGGACCAACAGGACCCCAAGGAACTACGGGACCCCAAGGAACTACAGGTGCAACCGGACCTACTGGTATCACAGGAACTACCGGACCCACAGGTATTCAAGGATTAACCGGTACAACAGGTCCAACTGGATTACAAGGAATAACCGGACCTACTGGATTACAAGGAACCACAGGACCTCAAGGAACAACAGGTCCCACAGGTATACAAGGGGATACCGGTCCCACAGGCCCAATTGGTATTACCGGACCCACAGGCGTTCAAGGAACCACAGGACCCCAAGGAACTACCGGACCTACAGGATTACAAGGAACAACTGGACCGCAGGGCACAACTGGACCAACGGGAATCCAAGGAACAACAGGTCCCACTGGTATACAGGGAATCACCGGTCCTACAGGCATTCAGGGAACAACTGGACCAACTGGATTACAAGGCACTACTGGACCTACCGGAGCTATTGGTGTAACAGGACCAACTGGAGTTCAAGGTGACACAGGCCCAACTGGCATACAAGGAACTACAGGACCTACTGGATTACAAGGCATCACTGGTCCCACAGGCGTTCAGGGAACAACAGGTCCTACAGGCATTCAGGGAACAACTGGACCAACTGGTGTACAAGGAACTACAGGACCAACGGGCATTCAAGGAACAACAGGACCAACAGGACCTCAAGGCACCACAGGCCCTACCGGACCTATTGGAGTAACAGGTCCTACAGGTATTCAGGGTATTACAGGTCCAACAGGCCCACAAGGAACTACAGGTCCTACTGGATTACAAGGAACAACAGGACCAACAGGACCAATTGGTATTACAGGTCCAACGGGCATTCAAGGAACAACAGGACCAACAGGACCAGAAGGAACAACAGGACCAACAGGTCCAATTGGTATAACTGGACCTACTGGACCTCAAGGAACCACCGGTCCAACAGGTCCCATCGGTATTACAGGCCCAACAGGCATTCAGGGAACTACAGGTCCTACAGGTCCTCAAGGGACAACGGGACCAACAGGAATTCAAGGTGCCACAGGTCCAGAAGGACCAAATATTCCTGGATTAGTGTCCGCGTCATCGCAAATATCATATACTGGAATATCGGATATACCTGCAAATATAGTTTCTTCATCCGCACAAGTAATACAATTTCTCCCAACCGGAACTGTCAGTAGTTCTCTGCAAATTAATACTGGATCGTTTAGTGGATCATTTATTGGCACGGCAAGTTTTGCGAATAATGCTACATCTGCATCATTTGCACCGCCAACATTTATAGATAACTTGGTAACCGTAGGACTTCCTGGAAGCGACACAAATTATACCTCTGTAAAAACTGCAGTAGATAGTATTACGGATGCTACCGCAACAAACACTTATACTGTGCGTGTGTATCCAGGTGTCTATGTTGAAGATACAATTACATTAAAACCATATATTGCAATTAAAGGTGATTCATCAACATCTACAATTGTTTCTGCATCAAATCCAAGTTCTAGTATCTTTATCATGGCTGACCAAACAATGGTCATTGATATGGGAATACAAGGGTCTACTGCACCAAACGTTTCGGCTATTGTATACTCATCACCAACTACACCACAAACAAATGCAATTGCATATGTAGAAAATGTTCGCTTTGGAACAAACTATACTAATGCAAAAGTAATTGGTAGTGGAAGTAGTGGTAATTGTATCTTACAATGTTCCAACGTTAAGTATGGTGGATTTACATCAGGAAGTAAATCGTTTGATGTAGGGTTTCACGTTACATCAGGTTCTTCAGGTGGTATCGGTCGTATGCAATTACGTAACGTTACCTCTACGAATGGTGGTGTTGCAGGAACGGATGACGATCAAATCTTCGCCCTAGCCGATGCACCGGGATGTACCTTCATTGTCAACGGATGTCTCTTAACGAGAGCAACGGGAACTGCTCGTGGAACAGGATTTAAAGTATATAACGGTGGACAACTCCGATTAACTGGTGTCAACTTCCAACGTTGGATTCGTGGTATTTGGGCACCACAAACGGGATCCGCACCAAGTATTGATGCTATTGCCTTAAACTTTGAAAATTGCACCACGGACGTACAAATAGATCACACTGGTTCTCTTGGAAAAGTACAAGGTACCGACAACTTCTTAAAGACGCAAATTGCATTAAACGCACCATTATATGAAGTCGGACAAGACCCGCGAAAAATTTCCGTTGCGAAGAAGGGTGGAGACTTCTCATCTATCAGTGCATCGGTTGCGTGGATTACGGATGCTGCGGAAAACAACCGATATATAATTGAAGTCGGTCCTGGTCAATATACCGAAAATATGATTGACCTTACTGGTAAACCATACGTCAGTATCGTTGGCAGTAACATTCAAACTACTGAAATTTTCCCAAGTCAATCAAATCATCCCATCATTAAGATGGGTATTAATAACGAAATATCATTTTTAACATTAAGAAACGCCGGTTCCAATCAAGCAGCAATTTATGTAGATGATGTTGGTGACTTTGCCCAAGTACACAAAATATCCATCTACGACTCGGATATCGGTGTGTATGTTAACGCAAGTACTACGGATACGCAGTTCTATGGCGAATATATTGATATCAATGGTACATTTAGTTACGGTACGTTTGTTTCCTCTTCCAACGGGGCAACCGCACAATGTAACTTAGAAAATTATTACCTCTTCCCATCAGCGAGTGCTGCAATTGGAAATTACGCAGTTGGACCAAGTTCCAGTTTAAGTTTATATACGACAAAATTCCAAGGTGATGGAACTGCAGGGTCTACGGCAATTAAATTGGAAAAGGGGTCTGAATTAGAATCTACAGGTCTTGACATTCAATTTCCTGATTATGGTATCGTAGTTCCTGCTGGTGGTGATGGTCCAAACTTTAGAGTCGTCGGCGCGATGATTCATAATTCGGTCACTTATGATTTTGATATTCAAAATTCAACCACTCGCGGACGATATCAAGGCGTCTCTGACCACTCAAAAATTAATAATAATAGTCAAGATTTCTATTGGAATTTCTTGGATGACACGGATGGTGAAAATGACGTAACTCGTAAACTCTCCGTTACCTTTGCCGATGGTACCCACACTGACGCAACAACCCTTATCTTTAAGGGGTCACCGATGGGTGTCATGCAAGGTGGAACCATTACTACAGGCAGTGGTTTTGGTATTACTGCGGCAAGTGGATTCGGATACTTACAAGATACCATAGATACAGATGTATACAAGAGAT